GTGGATTAAAGGCAATGCGGTTTTTGAAGGCGATGAACTTGAATTTGAAGTTGACACCGAGACGGGCCGCCGCCGTATCATCAAACACAAGCAGACACTTGACAGCGTTGGAACAAACAAACTTAAAGGCGCGTATGCGGTTTACCAATTGACCGACGGTACGGTAGATGTCGAGATAATGAACATCAGCCAGATCCAAACGTCTTGGAATCAAGGCGGGTCGAAAGGCGGATCACCTGCCCATAAGAACTTTGCCGATCAGATGGCAATTAAAACGGTCATCAACCGCGCCTGCAAATTACTTGTCAGCAGCTCGGACGATTCGATCCTTTATGATCCACTCGAAGAAGAAAGAGCGATTCCTGTTACAGAGGAAAACGTGAAGCTTGAAGTTCGTCAGAATGCAAATGTTCAGCGTCTTGACTTTGCAGAGGAAATAGCGCACGAAGAAGTTGCCGAGGAAGTTGCGCCGGTTGAGATTCCAAAAGAAGAACCCGCTTTAGCTGAACCACCTTTCTAATGTTTACGCAAGGGAATTGGAAAGTCGGTAAAAACATGGGATGTGTTGTTACTGACGAAACGCCTACCGATAAAGATGTACAAACAGGTCACGGTGAAGTTGAATACTACGGCGGTCTTCTCATTTGCGAAAGCGTGAGAACTCCTGACGACGCAACGCTAATTGCAGCGGCGCCAGAAATGTTACGCGCACTACAGGCGGTATTGAATCTGGGCGAGTTTCACGAAACTGGACAAATCGGTTCAATATTGATCAACGCAATAAACAAAGCGACAAAATAATGGAACTCAAAGTAATTGCCACCGGCAGTAAAGGAAACGCCTACGTGCTCGAAAATGAGCACGAGGCACTCCTTATCGAATGTGGTGTAAAAGTGTCCGAGATCAAAAAAGCAATCGGATTCAATCTCTCGAAAGTTGTCGGCGCAATTGTAAGCCACGAACACAACGATCACAGCAAAGGAATAAGCGAGGTTGCTGCAGCCGGAATCAACGTCTATGCAACGAAAGGAACCCATTTAGCAGTTGGCGCAAAGGCAAACCAAAACGGGCCGTCCCATCGAATGAAAACTATCGTCGCCTGCAAAGAGTTCACCATCGGCAATTTCAAGATACTGCCGTTCGATGTAAAGCACGACGCCAAAGAGCCTGTTGGCTTCCTGATCGAGCACAAAGACTGCGGCAAAGTATTGTTCTTAACCGATACATACTACTGTAAATACGTGTTCTCAGGCCTGAACAACATCATCATCGAGGCCAATTACGACGTTGACATCATAAAGGCGAAATACGGTGCCGATTCAGGAAAGGAATTTCTGAAAGACCGAATCTTTCAATCGCATTTCAGCTTGACGAATTGCAAAGAATTGCTGGCTTCAAACGATCTGTCAGCGGTAAACAACATCGTCCTGATTCACTTGTCTGATTCGAATTCAGACGAAGCGATGTTTGAGAAATCAGTACGCGACCAGACAGGTAAGAATGTGATTGCCGCTAGAAATGGAATGGTAATGAATTTTAACAGAACGCCTTTTTGACATGATCTTCAACGCCCAAAAAGAACTCGACGTAATCAAAGCAACCGACAGGCTAAAATTCCTGATCGAAAAAAAGAAACGATTTGAGATAACCGAAAAGAAGCCGATCAGGTCGTTGAGCCAAAACAGCTACTTGCATTTGATACTGGCCTATTACGCGCTTGAATTTGGCGAGACAGCCGATTACATCAAGCAGGAGGTTTTTAAGAAGAAGGTGAACCGGGAAATCTTCGAGTTTGAATTCTACAACCGTAAAACCTACGAAGTCAGGACTGAATATAAAAGCACCGCGAAACTCGACACAAAGGAACTCACCATCGCAATTGAAAGGTTTAAGGAATTCTCGATGCGTCAGGCAGGTTTTAGACTACCGGAACCCAGCGACCTCGCGTTCCTTGACGAAATAAGAAATGAAGTTACAAAATACGAAAGTTTAATTTATCTGTAATTACTATGGAAAATCAGATCACAATGGATTTCACAAATCCAATACCTCACATCGAGAACAACGTTGAATCGCAGCACTTCTACGAAGCAAACGCTGATAAGTTCAACAATCAGTGCAAAACGGTCTACGAGGCACTTTTAAGGGGCGAACGTCTCACGGTGTTGGAATCGGCTATCAAATACGGAATCGGCCATTTACCCCGTCGAATTCTCGACCTCAAAAATCTGGGCGTGAATGTTCTGGATGAACGGATGAAAGGCGGTTACAAGGAATATTTTTTAATTCAAAATTCATAGAAATGCAAGTAGAAGGAAAAATAAGAGCAATAAAAGCAGAGCAACAAGTATCTGCTTCATTTAAAAAACGTGAGTTGATCGTTACGACCAATGAGCAATACCCGCAACACATCCTGATTGAATTCGCGCAAGACAAATGCGATTTGTTGAACAGCTACAAACCTGGCGACGATGTGAAAGTTTCAATCAATCTTCGCGGCCGAGAATGGGTAAATCCTCAAGGCGAAGCGAAATACTTCAATCAAATTCAGGGCTGGCGCGTGGAAAAAGTACAATCTGATTCGCCGGCGGCATCGAATGAACAGCCACCATTCGAACCTGCAGCCATTTTCAACGAGGAAGAACACGATGATCTGCCTTTCTGATGGAAGCCATCATCGATAATCAAAGCCGAAAATGTTCGAAATGTAAAAGAAATTTGCCTTTTGTTCATTTTTCAAAGAGCAGAAGAAAAAGATCAGGATTTGAATCGCAATGCAAGGTCTGCACAAAAGAGAGGGTTTTAAGCAATGAACTTGACAGGATTCAGAAACTCAAATTATCAAGGTTAACAAACGTAGATGTTGTCTGCGCCAAAGCCTACGAATCAGATCGAACATATTACATATTCAGGAGCACACACGAGCAGGTTGTTTTAACGATCACAATCAGCGATCATGTATCAAGCAGCGTTCCATTATTCGAATATGAGAAAGCTTATTTAAAAGCCAATTATCCATATTTCAAATTCTATTCACCATAAATGGCAAAAATAGAAAAGAATGAAATGCCGGTGTTCGAGAAACAATACCGTGAGATTATCCTTAAAAAAGTTACCGAAAATACCACAGAATACGACCAACAAATAAAAATCATTGAAGCCAAAATTGACTATTTCAATTGGGGAATACGTGAAAAAACCTAACGAAATAATATGAACGCACCAGCATTTCAGTTTTACGCCCAGGACTTCCTAACAGGCGTAATGTATTTAACAAGCGAAGAAAAAGGCATCTACATCACCATGCTTTGCAAACAATGGACTGATGGTAAGATACCCAAAAAAAGGCTAGGCTTTCTTGTGGGTTTAGAATGGGAATCATTCTCTGACGAGCTAAAAGAAAAGTTTGAAGATTGCGGTGAATATGTAGTAAACAATAGGCTTGAGAGCGAAAGAAACAAAAAAAGCCGATATGTTGAGAAGCAGGTCGAAAACGGAAAAAAAGGCGGACGTCCTCGAAAAACTGATGATTCAGAAGATAAATATAATACCCAAATTAAAAATTCAAAAACCCAAACGAAAGCTTTTCTTATTGAAGATGAAGATGAAATAGAAAAAGAAGAAGTAATTGAAAAAAAAGAAAAACCGCAAAGATTCGATCTTCTAAAAATCCCCGAATCATTTAAACCGCTTTGGATCGAATGGCTGGAATATCGAAAAGACAAAAAGAAGAAACCCTATGCCGGGCCCAAGTGGGAGCAAATCGCAATAGACAAGTTCGTCGAGTTGTCAAGTAACGATCCGATAATAGCCAAAAAAATCCTTGAGCAAACGATTTCTAAAAACTGGGAGGGATTCTTTGAATTAAAATCGCAGGCTCCGACATCTCACCAACAACAATCAACATTTCAAACTAACAGATGATTATGAAAGCAATAAAAGAAAATAGAATGCAAATCGACCTTTTTAACGAAGATAAGGCATTGCTTATAGCTGCGGTAATGAGTTGTTCGAGCTGGATTTCAATTGCCGAAGAATTGCCGCCCGCGCACACTTACGTTTTAGCGAGAAGTCACTACTGCAAACATCCTGCAGACATTGCATATTACAACGGTTACGGTTTTAAGAGTGTAAACCATGGAAAATTTTACAATGTTATTTATTGGGCAAAAATAATTACTGAAAATCTTCCAGAATTTGATAGAGCAGTTTTAGAAAAGCATCAGGACGAATTAAAACCTGAAACGCAAACTGCGCTGAATCTCGATACAATCCTACAGTATTTTGAAAAGGGTTCATTTGCTTACCTATCAGGCGAAGGACATTGGTACATAGAAGACACTCCGGTATCGCGTGGTGAGGTTTTACGTCTAATTTCCAATGATTTGAAAAATAACTCATAACGACCTTATCCGCGCACAAATAATACCATTATCACTCCAACTTCTTTACCATGAACCAACAAATAGAAATCCAATCAATCGGCATCCGAAAATACGAGCACCTGAAAAGCCTTAAGGCAGAGGAGTTGACCGAAACCCAAAAGCGCCAGGTCGAGATTTACGAATCAAGACAAAGATCAGCCACGCCTGAACAAATCGAACTGCAGCATAATTACTTCGACAAGATCATGGCTCCAAAGGATAAAGTTGATTTTTCAATCGAAGCGCGCGAACTCTGGGAGAACTTTCGGGCCAACTTCGAAAAGGTCAACGGGCGGCCGTTTATCAAGATCCCAAACGTAACGATCAAGAACCTGGAGCCGTTGATTTATTACTTCTCCAAAGACCAGCGTTTCTTTCAATCCGAAAATCTTTCGCTGATGTCAAAGCCAAGTTTCGACAAAGGGCTTTTGATCGTCGGAAACTTCGGTAATGGAAAAACATCGGCAATGAAAGTATTTGAGTTTTTGTTCAAGAACATCCAAGGCCACAGCTTCAAGGGATATTCGGCAAACGAAGTGGTTTTGATGTTTGAGAAATGCACAGGCGACAAGGCCGAGATACTTCGCCAGGAATTCGAAACAATCATGTGGCGAGGCAACCGGTACTTCGATGACCTGAAAACAGAACGCATCGCATCGAACTACGGCAAGGTAAATATCTTCAAGGAAATCTTGGAAGAGCGTTACAGTCGCATGGTTCCGAACCGAGAATTATATCCGGACAAGCCGACAGCCAAGACTTTCATTACCTGTAATTACGAAGATCATTCGCCAGGTGATTTAAAAGCAGCGATCGATGAATTCGGCACCAAGTACGGTGGCCGGGTTTATGATCGGATATTCGAGATGTTCAACATCGTTGAGTTCAAAGGCAAAAGCTTTCGGGAATGATCGAATCCAAGCCGTGTTTCGGAAAACACAAAGCGACCGGATTCGATGCCTGCGGCAAAATAACCAAGGTTAAGTACTTAAAATACGGCCTCTGCCCTAACTGTTACCCGACCTGGTTATTCTCAGACAACGATCTTGCAAAGCTCGAGCGCGAAAAGTTTTTGGGTGCCAATAAAAATAAAGTCGAAAAAGAGCAGAAAGTCAAAGACAGTGAACTTCGAGAAAAACTTAAAACGCTTACGCAACTAGAAAACGAAGCCAAGTTATCATTCCAAAAGTTCATTCGGCTTCGGGATGCTGAGTTAGGATGCGCGAGTTGCCATACCACAACAACCGATCTATGGGATGGCGGCCACTGGAAAAAAGCCGAAATCTACTCTGGATTGATCTTCGACGAAAGAAACTGCCACAAGCAGTGTAGAAAATGCAACAGATACCTCGGAGGTAACGAAGGAGAGTATCGAATTAAGCTCGTTCATCGGTTTAGCGAGGATTGGGTAAGGCAACTCGAAGATGATGCAAATAAGACCCGTAATTACAAATATGGCCGGGATGAATTGATTGGGATAAAGAAAATTTACGATTTGAAGATTAAGGAACTTTTGAAAAAATAGCCAATGCAGAAGCAATTAACCCTCGACCTGTTCGACCCTCCATTCATCGAATCAGCAAATAATCTGCTGCACGAATTAAACGATGGCCGAAAAAAGGATTTCTTCGATGCCGTTAAGATATATCAGCATGGTGATTTATATATAATGACAGCGGAGAATAAAGAATCAGGAATTTTCTGTAACGTGGTGGATGTCAACGGCAAAACACCTGTCGGATTTAGCGCCAATTGGAGAAGAAAGGCGCATATTTTGGATGATATTAAAGTTTCGGTCTAAGGATCCCATTGTAGTTTCCGTCCTGATCGTAAAAGTGAACGAAGTCTTTGTCTGCCTCGATAAGTTCAAAAACCGAACAGTCAAGAGCATCGGCGATTTTTTGAATGATTGTCATTGACGGATTTCCGTTAACATGGGTGCTTAGCGATTGACGGGTAATATCCATTCGCTTCGCAAGACTTGAAACATTCAATCCTTTTGCTTTTACAACTTCTTTTATACGCAGTTTCATAATGCAAATATATAAAAATTAAACGATCAGCTTACATAATTAAAAAATTGTCCGAAGAATTACTGCTATTTATTTTGTAGTGTCGCGTGATAGACTTACATTTGAACTTTAATAATTACCATTATGATAAATTTATTATCGGATAAAGATTTGTTCAAACTTCAATCGAGATGCGAATCAACTATCGACGATTATTCGAAAACAAGGTCATCGATTTGCGACAATTATCATCTGGCCAAGACAATAATCAGAAAGTTGCTCGAGCAGAATCCGGAAAGTCTTTTTAAGTATCAGAAACGACCGGGAACGTTGAAACTTCGGGATATATGCAAAGAAGTCGGATTTGATTACTGGGCCCGACTAGACATAAGCAACGCAATTGATTACCTGGATTGCGCATTTACAAACCACAACCGCTAACCCGACCACAAATGAAAACGAGTAAAGTACAATTTGGGCAAGCAGCCACCGCAGATTTTGAAGAAAACACATACACCTTTGAAATGGACGGTGAATTTGAAGTTCGTGCAGGTAAGTACGCGATCGTTCCAATTGAAACTTGGGAACAACACTTGGCAGATTTCGATAAAATGCGGTCGGCTTTGGAAAATGCAAAGAAGCAAATACAATACCTAGAAAGCAGAAGAGGTGAGAGAGAAGATGCAATTCCACCTTTTTATTATACAACCGTATCTATTTTAAAAGAGATTGACGGCATTTTAAATATGACTTACAACAAACAATGTTTAACGCCTTCGGGTGAAAAATTGAAATGATATGGAAACACTACACCTAAACTTGAAGCGAAAATGGTTTGATATGATTGCCTCTGGTGAAAAGCTGGAGGAATACCGCGAAATTAAGCCGTATTGGGATCGTAGATTCATTGATGAAAAAAGACAAAACATTTTAGACGCTACAACCGCATTTGAAATTGCTTGGAAAAATTTCAACACGATCACTTTCAAAAATGGCTACCAAAAAGACGCGCCAACTATCATCGTAGAATGTAAAGGAATCGAGATCGGCAAGGCAAAGCCAGAGTGGTAAGACAATTGGCAAGGCTATGTTTTCATTATTAAGCTTGGCGCAATCGTCAACCCCTCACACCAACAATAACCCTCCCGACAATAACTTAAACTTATAATTATGAAAAAAACAATCAGTGTAGATCTAGGAAAAGAAGACTACATAATTGCCTTGATGAAAGACATAAATTTCGTGGAAATTGATAGATCAATATGTGGCGGAACAATGAGTTCTGAAAAAATTCAATTAACTTTTGAAGGCGATGAAAGCGATTATAACGAAAATGGCTATGTTCAAATAATAAACAATACCCCATATGTCGGATATAGTTACTACTATTCTTTGGGGTTTCCCGAAGGCTATTACACAAATGACATCGAAAGATTCAAAAGCGTTCATCTAAGCAAACAAGAAATTACGGTTAGTCACTTTTAACCCTCCCGACAAGGGAATAAATAACACTGAAATTATGACTGAACAAGAAGTGACCATCAGATTTAACTCTTTGCCAAGAGAGATCAGAACCACAATAATAGGATCTGAAATATCTACCGAAATCAATTGGCTTAAAAGGGAGAAAAAAAGAGCGCAAGACCAGCACTCAAAAAACATTCGGGATATAAACGAGCGCATCGTTAGACTCAGCAAAAATCTTGAACAACTGAAAGATGATTAGAACCAACCCCCTTTACTAACCCCTGCTTCAATCGGGGAATAACACTCAAACGGAAATGGAAACAAAAATTAAATTATCAGAAATTGAAAATAAGTTTTTGATTGTTGTAAAAGGCGAAGAGCACAAAGTCGTTTATGATGTTGACGATAGCCGTATTTTTTCCGTACACGTTACGGGTTGCGGCCGAGGTTCAAGAAATGCAGTCTTGTCAAGGAAAACATTTTTCTCAAACACTAAAAAAACAGGAAAGGCAATTGAATATTTAGAAAGCAGTTTTCGCGGGGTTGAATTTTGTTCGGTTTTGTTTGCCGAATTAAAAAACATTTCAAAGACAGGTTATGAAAACTTGATTGAAGATATTGAAGATTACAACCGAGATATTGATTTTGACCGAGAATACCAAAAAGAAGAAAATGCAGCTTTTCAAGCCGAATACGAAAAGACTAAGGAAAAAGCGATAAAGCTGATAAATGAAAAGTTCATATTTGAGATAGAAGAAACTGACGACAGCGGCGGTTACACGACAATTAAAGTTAGGTAAACACTCACTTAATAAACAACTTAAAATATAGATTATGTCGCACGTAGTAGTAAAATTTTCAACAGATGATGGCGGTGAAAAAGTAATTAAGGATGATTGGCACTTAGTTATTAACTCGGCAGGATCGTCTAGCAAATTATGCACGTTAGAGGTTTTTGGATTTGGAGAAAGCGGATCGGTGTATAAGGAAAAAGAAGTTGATAGAGGTGGGATAACTTGTAAAAATTGCTTGCGTGAAATTAATTTTTTTAAATCAATAAAACTGTAACCCGCCCTTTTCAATCTAGGTGGAAAACAATAATTTAAAATAGGAGAAATGGAAACTTACAAAATTGGAGATATTGTTCCGTACTTAAATACCCGTAGCAATCAAAAAGAAGCAGAAATAACTTCTTTTAAAGAACTTGAGAACGGCAAAATTTGGTTTTACGGAATCGATACAGTTACTAAGGCAAAAGTGTTTTATCCAGTTCACATTTCTAAAGATCTTAAATCTAATAATTTATGAACCCACTCATACCAAAACAAGAAGCGGAGAAAGCGGCTAATGCCCTTTATCCTAAAAAATTCAATGAGCATTATTCTCAACGAAATCAAGATAAAAGAGGCGGCTACCGTAAAGCAACCGAAGCCGCCAACGCAAAATACACCCAGGTAACTCCCGTTTTAGAAAAACAAGTTAATTTATTGGGGGAGATTGGTGCTTCATTATACGCTTTCAACACAATCAATTTGGACAAATCTGTTGAATTAATGGGTAAAATCAAGTCCGCTTTATCCGATCTCAACGAACTTTTAAAAACAGAGGAATGATGGAAAAAACAATCGACGACTTTATTATAGAACTACAAAGAATTAGCGAGGACAAACGAAAATTGCCTTTGGTTATATCGTGTTCCAATGGAGAGCTTGCCTATCCATCAATAAAAATGCTTTGGAACGATCAATCTGAAATCTTTAGCGGAAAATTACCAGACAAAATGATTATAACTTTTTAAAAACATAGTAATTATGAATACAGAAACAAAAGGCGTTTTAATAATTGTTTCAATTGGAATATTGGCAATTTTTATACTTACTCAAATCGAAAAAATAAAAAGAAAATCCTATCAAAAAGGATGGAATGAAGGCAGAAAAGATATTGCAAATAGACTTTCTGGATCAACTTTTTGGATAAAAGAAAATCCAATGCTTACAAACTTTTTATGGATAGTTTCAAACTACATAAAGGAATTTGACAATTTAGACATCGATAACGTCAGGAATAAAATACAAAATCTAGGAAATACTAAAGTTCACGATTTGCCAATTGATGAACGAAAAGAATACTTTCCAAAAAACCAATCAAAATGATCACAAAAAAACACGCATCCGAAGCCTTTGGATATGGGTATAGGATTGAGTACTTAGGAAAGCAATTTCTCCCTGAAAGAGTTTCAGATTTAGATTTTTACGGATCTTTTGAAGGTGGAAGGTCTTTTTATGTACCCTTTGAATGGTTTGGGGACACTGCCAAAATCCTATCGCGCCCATTTTCACACCTAACGAAAGAAATTACCGTTGACGGGGAAACATTTGTGCCTATTGAAAGATTAAAAAAGCAGTTTTACAATATTGAGTGGAGGTATATTACAATGCCATTTAACGTGGACATTGCACTTGACTCGAATAGCGGGATAAATTTTGAATTGACTTATGATGAAATGGATGAAGTTCTTGGAAAACTAAAACAATGGGGCTTTTCATTTTTTGACGATAGCGTGGTTAAATGGATGGAATAACTTAAAAATTAATTATTAATCAGGCGAACTTATCGGTTCGTTGCAATACTAAAATTATGGCAGAAAAAATTAAAATCACAGGATTTCACTTAGAAAGGGAATTGGTAAATAATCAATTAAGGTTGATAATGACTGATGAAAATGGCGAGGAATATGTTCTCTCGGAAAGAACGGCTTGTTCGGAAGGTGGTCAATCTCAGATTATTTGTAAAAAATCAGAAGATTGGTATTTCAATCCTGAAAACAAATTAAAATGAAAAATGAATTTCACCCAATGTGGAAGCGGCCACAGGTTTGTAAATACGATGACAGGCTCAGCGAAACCGTGATTGTTTACGGTATTGATTTCGACAAAACAGACATAGACAACAGTAAAATTGATGATGCCGTGTTAGGCTGGTTTGATTTTGAAAAACAAGAATGGTTTGTGCATTCCGATGATTCATCAATGCTTATTTGTTGGGCTGAAATACCCAATCCACAGGATTTTATGAAAGATAAGTTTCGTGATTGGTCTGTCGAATTCCACAACGGTTATCAGCAATGACCGCTAACCAAATAACCAACCCCTTTCCATTCACACGGATGGGATAAAATTAAAAGATATGAAAATAACAGATTTGACAGAGAATGACGCGGTGCATTGTGCGACGAGAAAAGAATTTGAGAGAATATATGAATTGCTGCCAAACAGACAATTTAATTTTAGAAATGTTTTTGAAAAACCTGTAAACACACACGTAGTTTATAAAAATGGAGATTTATCCACGATTCAAAGAGCGAAAAATCACCAAATTAACATCATTCCATCCGAGCAAATAACAGACACCGTTGAAGCGACTGCAAATAACGAGGTCGTTTTTAAACCAAAAATACACGATTGGTTTGAATTGTCTTATGCGCAATATTTAACCATCCCTAGGTCAGCTTTACAGTCAATGCCAGATGTTTGGCAAGAGGTTTTTACCGCGCATCTTGAAGAGCTTGACAGCGCAATTGATTGGCGACCAGAAAACGGACGTTACTGGGTCAGACTACGTGATGAAAATGGCAGGTATGTTTCAGACCCGTTACAAGATTATCAAAGAGGCAGGCGAGTAATCCCTTTCGTTGACGGCTATGCCCCTGCTTCGAGTGAATCCAAACTGCTTACAGAGGCGGTCGAGATATTAAACAAATCTGAACCTTGGCCGTTAAGAAACATTTTATCAAAGCTAGTCGAGGCTTCCGAAATATTGCTTCACGACAAAAATTATGATGGACACGGATGGGAAAATATATCAGTTTGTGCGGATTTAGCAAAACGATATGTTATTGAAATCGAATCATTCCTATCAAAAAACAATAAACCATGATCCAACTAACCGAAAACCACTATTTAATACCTGTGCCGAAAGAGGCGCATGGTTTTAAGTCAAAAGCCTCGTTTATGGGCTTCGATGATATTCGTCAATTACGTCAAATAGGTTTTCCGTTCCGCATCCTCTTAACCGTAACCAAAGATGAAATCATTGGCGATCTGGCAGGAATTGCACCGCATAACGTTTACGCGTTAATCCAATCAAAAGATGTGTGGTTTGAGAATCCGATCCCAGAACCAGAAATGCAAGGCGGATATGATGAAAACGGAAATGGAGTTGGCGGTTATGACCCCGCTTGGGTTGATGAATGGAACACCGCCCAACAAAAAGTAATTGACAAAGCAATAATAATTGAGAAAATATGAAAACACTTAATAAAGTCGAGATTATTCCAGTATTCAATGATTTCTGCCCGTCAGACGAAGATATGATGCCGAATCATATTTACATATCTGAAAAATATAAGTCAGCAAATCATTTGTGCCTTTGTGGATGCGGTAATCTGGTAATCCTGCCTATTTATAACGATGGATGGAAACTGATTAAAGAAGGCAATGGAAAAGTTTCGTTTACGCCAAGTGTTGGTAATTACCAGATAAAATGTAAATCGCATTATATCATCACTAATAACGTTGCAAATTTTGTTTAATACTTAACCGTTATCTAACCTGCAAATTCAATCAAATGAAAATTCGTAAATTAATTTTAAAATGGCTATTTAAAACAAAAGATACTTGTATTTTATGCTTTAAAAATAAGTTCGATTATCACGGATTTTGCAAAAGTTGTGGTAAAAATATAAATAGCAATTAATAAATAAAAAACAATAATTATGTGTAATACTGCTTGGTGTTTTGGTGAATGTGATGAGTGCATTCAAGATAAGAAAAAAGAAGAAAGATATATTGACGATTCTGCACAATGTCCATATAAGGCTAAATGTAATTTTGAAACATTAGACATCAAAACCGACAGATGTGCGACGTGTGGTGAAATATTTAACTATTAAACAAAAAACCAACAACCAACCGCTGATTTAGGCGGGTAACAAATAGAGATTATGAAACCTAAAGTAAGAAAAAAATTAACGTCTGTAGTTGGCGCATCCGCGTCTTTCAACGTCGAGCCAAGCGATAAACTTTTATTGGCTGTTAATGAAATGGCTTCCAAAGCCTATGTACAATTCTCAAAAAAAAATACAAAATGAAACGCTGGGAAACAGAAATGCAGGTAATCAACCAAGAAACGAAAGAGCCTGTTTGGGTTGAAGGCATGGTTGTAATAGCTTTCACAAGACAGAAAGCACAGGAAATATTGAACAAATACAACTATCATTATCTCGTTTTGGGCGATGAAATAATTTGCGAGATTCCTTGCAAAAAAGGCACTCTTGATCCCGACTGGGAAAAAATGATAGATTATGAAGCAATAAGAGATAATTAACCAACCCACAACCCGCCTTTGAGGTGAAAAAATTAGGAGAATATGGCAAAATTATATTTTAGATTAGACAATCAAGAATTTGCTTACGACAAAGAAACTATACTCGATCAAATGCGGTTTGAAGGAATTGAAAAATTATCGATTTTTGAAGCCGAGCGAGAAACCGGTGTAGATCACTTTTATTGTCAAGCACTTGGATTTGTCGGTTTAGTTGGTGAAAGATGCGGCAAAGAATGCGAATCTTACAAACCTAGAAACGGCAAAAACGGCAGGTGCGTTCATTCTGGATATTGCTATACACAAACTGACAAATCAATAACGCTATCAATAAACCCCCAACAACCAAAATAAGAGAAATGGAAACACTTAGCGAATTATTTTGCTATTTAGAATTTGTATAAACAGCATTAACCTATTGCACAACCCAAAATAACACATTACTTTTGATTTGTTCTTCTCAGGAACCCACACAAAAAATATTTAAAAGCCCAACGTCGCCAACTACGTTTCCCTGAGAAGAACCTAAACGGCCAATTACGTTTGGGCTTTAACTTTTTAATACATTTTGGTTATGACTAAAGTAGAACAACTTACACAATTAGGTATTATTGGCGACATACGCCAAAGAAATGGTGTTGACGCTGACGATGCGGCCGAAGATGAAAACATCAACAAAATGACTAACGACGGTATTTTAAAAGCCTACGCTGGTTGGCACTTGGGCGACCCTTATTGGTGGACAATATTTAAAAACCAATTTGACGCATTAGAACGAATGGATAAACTAACCAAATAACCCGCTCTTAGACCGTTCGCCTTACTGGGTTCTCACTTCTTGGGCAATAATCGGAGGGGAGCGGGTTTTAAAACTACAACAAAATGACACAAGAATTAATAATTGAAAAAATGACCGAAGCGGGCGTTAAAAACTTGAAAGAATTTGGTTATCCTGCGGTAAATTCAGAAAATATTTTTACCGACATTATATACGCTGGGTTTTTCAAATCCATGCTTAAAGACAACAAAGGAAGTTCAAAACAAATCGACGATGCAATTGATGTGTTGTTGGCTAAAATCAAAACGGAATGATACAAAAACTACTATGCCTAATCGGCTTTCACAAATGGCAACTAATCTCATCGCATTACAGAATGGATTGTTACGGTGAAAAATACGAGAATAAAGAACGCTGCGAAGTTTGCGGTGTTGAACGGATTGTTAAATCAGAAAATCAGATGTTTGTATAATGGAAAATAAAGACAGATTGAAAGTTGGATTAAAGGTTTGGACAAGAGGTTCTGGCAGACGCGCTTTAGATTCTGAAATGATTAATGAATGTATTGTTTCAAAAGTTGGTAAAAAATATTTTGAACTAAATAATGACAGTCGATATAAATATCAAATTGAAAACTTGAGAATCGTTAGCGACTTTAGCAGTTCGGTCGTTTATTTTGAAAAGCAACCGATTCTTGACGAAATTGAGTTAGCTGAAACAAGGGAGTTTTTAAGAAAGTCTTTTGACACGCTTTCTCATACACGTTCAAAATACTCACTCGATCAGTTAAGACGGGTTAAACAAATACTAGACGAATCATGCGAATCATAAACCTAACCCCGCTAACAACGCAACAAATAGCCCGTCGAGCAAACAACAGTCGCGCAGTTGAACGATTTGCAAAGTGCCGCCCATTCACACAAGAAATGAAAAAACAAGCCCGCACAGCGCAAATAATTGAATTTTGCAATAATGCGATGCCGAATTGGTTGAAATTTAAAAATTAGAAGATATGATGTTAGGAAACTTACCTGTAAAACAGATGGAACAAAGATTAGGAATTGAATTTCCTCAAGACGTTAGCGATTTTATGAATCAAAATCACCAAGCCAACGCAAACGATATTAAGACAGGTAAATGGCACTGTTTCGATTTACCTTTTCATTTGGTTTGTGGGGATTTAGAAACCGCTACCAAAATATACAATTCAGTAAAAGACAGATCGTCCGAGTGCAAAGTAACTTTGCAAATATCAATCAGTAATTAACTTTTCCCGCCTTGTTCGGGATAAAAATTTAGAGATTATGGAAAATAAAAAACCAAAGAATCCGAGTGCATTTCCAATCGTAGGAGCAAACACAATTAAATCAGAGGGTATGACTTTACGCGATCACTTTGCGGGATTAGCAATGCAGGGGCTTTATGCTTCTGGAAAAGCGTCTGATTTTTCAAAAGAAGCTATTGAAATTGACGCCGTTCTTTTTTACAATATTGCAGACGCAATGCTTAAACAGCGCGAGTTATGAACGACACATATAATTCACCCCCCGCCCCAACTTACTACACCAATTCAGAACAGTACGAATGGTGCGTCCGAATCGATGGGGATGTGCAACTTGTGTTTAAGTGGCACGAGGACAAAGAAGCGAAACGGCAATTTCACTTAGCAAAGGTTAACGACCACGAAGCCCAAAACATCAAACTGCAAAAACACGATGTTATTAACGGACGGTTTGAGACGGTTGAAGAATTTAAAAGAGAAAGCGATGTTTAAGATAGGACAGAAAGTTGTTTGTGTAAAGAACTCAGATGATGGAAAACTATTTAAAGACAATATTTATGTAGTTGAAGATATTTTTGAACCCGTTGTTACCGAGTATGGAATTAAAGTTTTTGGGGTAAGTTCTCCACACTATACTGGCGCATATCGAGCAAGTAATTTCCGCCCACTAGACGAAACATTCACGCACGAAACAATCGCAATGCTGAATGAGCATTTTAAGACCGTTGAAACCGAAATAATGCAGCCGTTATGAACTACTATCAAGTACATAAAAACAAAACAGCTAAGCGAATAAAACGAAATCGCAAATTTGATCCGCGCGTTCCGTTAATGGCAATGAGTGCGGCAATGAGTGCGGTACAATTTAACATACTAATATCACAACCAATGGGCAAAGCAGAAAAGGCAAAACAGGTCTTTAATGTAGTAACAAGTGCAGCGGGTGCAATTATGAACATTGAACGCGATTACCGATTACATCAATTCAAGATAACTGGCAAATACGGACGCGGCACAATCAATAAGAGAATCGTAACTCCAACACTATGACCAACACCCTCCAACAAATCCGACAATCAAAAGCGCAACTTAAAAAGGATCTGCAATTGCGGATTGAGAAGTTTGCGAAAGAGAATCCTGGCGTACAATTCCGCATCCACATAACAACAGAGTTTGCAACGGATCAGGTCGGCCGGCACGAGTTGGTAATGCATACGGTTAGCGTTGAGGTGGTAATTTAATACAAAAAACAAGATGAAAAAAAAGCTAACAATAACAGGTATATTCAACGATGCGTTGACAAACTACGAAAACAAAGAATCTTCAATTTCAATGATTGTTGATTTTGATGAGGATTGCCAATGCAGAGCAGGACACGTTTGTTTTTTGCATCGAGAGATTAAGGGATACGTTTATACTGACGTTGAAGAAGAACCGCCTGTATCGGAGTAATTTAGAACCATTCCAAACCAACAATTCATTACCTTTACATATTGCCAAACGTCGTACTTTGGCTAACAAAATCAAAGGCTTTCCGATTGAACCGTGTACGACTTTTAGCGGGGAGATTGGGAAGCTTTAATCTTTTTACACACGCAGCAATGAGCACTACATTACCAAAAATTGCGGATATTTACGAAAATCGCGTAACGGTTCAAAAGAACGATGTTTTTGTTACTTTGATGAACCAGCCGCCAAAAAAAGAATGGGTAAAAACGCACCCATTTATTAAGAACTACAATTACATACCGATTGAACGCGTCGAGTTTCTGCTTAAAACCATATTCAAAAAATACCGCATTGAGGTTTTGCGCGAGGGAACAGCTTTCAATGGTGTTTTCGTTGTGGTTCGCGTTCACTATTTGCACCCGCTTACAAACGAAATGGAATTCCACGATGGTATAGGCGCAGCTCAATTGCAGACAAAAACAGGCACTTCGCCAGCTGACCTTGCAAACATAAACAATGGCGCGTTATCGATGGCTTTTCCGATTGCTAAAACTATTGCGATTAAAGATGCGTGCGATCACTTCGGTAAATTGTTTGGCGCAGACCTTAACCGTAAAGACTTGATTTCTTACGATCTTGACCTTACACTTATTGATTTGACACCCGAACACCCAAATTGGAATAAGGTAAAAGAAGCGGTTACAACTGGCGCGTTTACAATTGATCAGGTCAGGACGAAATACAACCTATCCGATGAAAACGAAAAACTTTTGAAATAATGGAACAGTTTATTTTAAGGGCCAGCAAAGCAGGATCTATAACAACCAATCCTAAAGATAAAACCGCGCTTATTGCAAAAGGTGTTGAATCATTTGTTTACGAATGGGTAAAAGAGCAGATTTACGGTGTTCGTAAAGAAATAAAATCGAAATACCTAACCAAAGGATTGACACTCGAAGATGAGGCGATTGACCGAGCGATTGAGTGGCTGGATTTGAATTTCACCATCAAGAACGACAAGCGTTTTACGGATGAATATTTTACAGGCGAACCAGATTTAATTATTGGCGATACAGTTTACGACATCAAATGCAGCTGGGATTGTTTTACTTTTCCTTTATTTGATACCGAAGTGCCTACGCCCGATTACTTTTATCAATTACAGGTTTATATGCACCTGACCGGCTGCAAAAAAGCGGTTCTTACTTATGTGCTTTTGAACACACCGCCCGAACTTACATACGAGGCAAAATACAATTACGATGAACTCGATAAAAAATACAGGATCAAAACGTTTGAGTTTGATTTTGACAAATCAATTATTGACGACTTGAAATCCCGTGTCGATAAAATAAGGGAATTTATCAAACAAATTAAATATTGAAATTATGGCTCAAAAAAGCTTAACAGGAAGTTTGGCACTTACAAAAATGAAAAGTGCATTTTACACAACAAAAAAAGGCGCTCGTTGCCTTATGATACCAATTGCGGAAAACCATTTACACGAAAAAGATGGCGCGGTATATTTGCCGATCAGCTTGATTGTGAAAGATGAAAAAGATCAGTACGGTCAAAACGGTTTTATTTCGCAATCGGTATCGAGCGAGGAATATAAGGCACTCGGAAAAGACAAAGTAAAAGAACTTGGTTTGCCGATTTTAGGCAACGTAAAAGATTGGTCAACAACAAGTAACGATTCTGCACAGGTTTACGAAGCCGAAGTAATGGAGGGCGCAGAAGATGACCTCCCATTCTGATCTAACCGAACCAAACCCACTCCCACTAAACAAACCGCAGCATAAGACACTTGCTGCGGTCGGTCGGGTGATTGAGAGGCTGGGGACGGGGGAATCAACGAACGACATTCAAACAGTAAATGATGCAAAACCTATCAACCACAGAAATCGACAAACAGTACACGCTCCGGCTGTACAGGTTCAAAGGATATTCAAATACCGGACGGCCAATGTATCACAAACGAAAGAGCGTCACCGCGATTCGGGTGGCAGGTTTATTTAGTTTGGATAAACTGAATTGGTGGATAGAAAAAGCAGAAAAGCAAGATAAGCCGTTTTCGGCCACTAAAAAGGAATTATACAGGATTGTGTTGTATAAGCGCAGAAATCCGTTATAGGGCAATATAGGGGATTTTTCCGAAAACTTTTTATTTAACATTTTAAATCGCCCGTAACTGGGCTTTTTTATGCAACCATACGAACACCAATTAAAAGCCATCATTGAAACGGAGCAGCACCTTGAAACGGAGCAGCGCGTTTTATTTCAATTATCAACCGGTGGAGGCAAAACCGCTTATTTTTCTTTTTTGGCGCAGCGATACGTACAGCGCACAAAAAAACGTGTTTTGATATTGGCGCACCGTGAAGAACTGATAAACCAAACGCTATCCACGTTGCGAACTATTGGTGTGACTTGTGAAAGTGTTGTGGCAAATAAAAAGTCATTACGGCATTTGTCATCAACGTATGTCGGGATGGTGCAGACACTTAAAAACCGATTGAAAAAAGATCCCGATTTTTTAAAGGATGTCGGACTTGTGGTAATCGATGAAGCACATTTATTGATGCACCATTGGATTTTTGATTATTACCCAAACGCTAAAATTGTTTCGGTTACGGCAACGCCTGTATTATTGAAAAAAATACAGTTCAGCAAATGCAGTCGTTGTGGTTCAATAAAAGACACGCCCGAAATGTGTTGCAGGATTGAAATGTACGAGTACACCCGTGATATGACACTTTCGGAAATCTACGAAAACATTATCATTGGGCGCAGTATTTCGGAACTGATTGCGGACGGTAAACTTGTGCAAGATATTGTTTATAAAACGGGTTCACTTGACCGAAGCAAATTAAAGATCGACGCAAAGACTGGTGACTTTGAAAATACCGATGATGAATTTGGAAACAGCAATGCATTGTTTGATGTTGTAAAAAATTACGAACAATTGGCGCAAAACAAAAAAACGATCATATTTAACAGCAGTTCCAAAGTAAATGCGCTTGTATATAATGCGTTCATTGATGCAGGTTACGACAACGTTAGAATATTTGACAGCGTAAACAGCAAGCAATCAGAAAGGCATCCAGTATTGCGTTGGTTCAAAGAAACGCCAAACGCAATACTATTGAATGTGTCGTGCTTCACGACGGGTTTTGATGAACCGACAACAGAGTGCATAATAATAAACCGCGCAACATTGTCGTTGTCGTTATATTTGCAAATGGTCGGGCGCGGTGGACGTCCTACCGATTTGATTTACAAACCCAACTTCACCGTTATTGATGGAGGTGGCAATGTGGATTATTTTGCAGAACGTTACGGAAATAATGGCAAGTGGAGCGATTATATAGATTGGCAAAGTATTTTTTACGGAACTGATAAAAAGCCGCGCCCGAAAAAAGAAGTGCTCGAAAACACAACCCAATGCAAAGAATGCGGTGCAATATATCCACGCAATGCAATTGCCTGTACCGAATGTGAATTTGAACCGCCAGTCATTCACAAAAAAATTGTGTTCTCGAAAGAAGTTGCAACGCTTATAGATGAAATCCCAAAACCTGACGGAATAAAGATAGTAAAGTATTGCAAGCGCATTGGCAAGGATAAGAATTTTGCCTGGACTATTTTAATAAATCAGATTTTCGATTTGTTCATTGTTCACGATGTTAAAAAAGGAACTTACGACCGTGCGTTGTTAAACGGGCGTTATCAGGAATCAATTCGTAATTTGATAAAGCAGCCATACGGAATCATTCAGGGCAGTGATCTTGAGGGTACAGTATTGCGAACAAAGGCATATTTGGTTACCAAAGTCAAACAAAAATTAGACAAATATTATGGCAATTAAAGAAGATGAAGCAGTAATACAGCAATCGATTGTAATTTCATTCAACAACAAGCATTGTTTAAAGCACCACAAGCCGAGATTGATTATTCACAGTGTGCCAAACGGATTGCCGATTAACGGACTACCAGCAAAAGAACGCGCAATGATTTTGGATAAAATGCACAAGATGGGTATGCTTAACGGGATTGCCGACATCAACATTAAAGGAGTTTTGGGGCGTTACATTGAAGTTGAGGTGAAAACATCCATCGGCAAACAAGGCGAAGATCAAATTGAAATTGAAATGCGAACGATTGAATTGGGCGGTCGATATATTTTGGTAAGATCGTTGGATGAATTTTGGCAAAAAATAACACCGCATTTAAATTGGTTATTAGGAAAAGAGTAGTATATTTATACTCTTACCGAATTTCGTAAAAAAATTTACTGATGACCGAAAACAAAGCAACTGTTCTGCGATTATTAAATACAAATACCTACGATCAGGTTTCAGAAATGATAGGGATATCGAAACCAACTTTGTATAAAAGAATCAAAAGTGATAAATGGAAAAAAGCCGAAACAGCTATAATAAAATCCCTATGAAAACCAAAGACGCAATTTCCCGCTTGTCTTTCACAATATCGAAAGGCAATAAACCCAACTACGCTGACAAAGCCGCATTGAATGCAATAATACAGTTCATTAACAACTCCGACAAAGAAACCGTTCAGCAGCATTCTTGTTTTGCCAAGTTGTATGCGCTGGTGTTGACATCGTTTCTAATGAAACATAAAGACATTGATTTTGCAAACAAACTACTCAATAAAGAACTTGCACAACCGCTCGAATACCAAACGTATTTTTTGGAAACACAACTAAAGGCAATCGAAACAGAAAACTTTTTGCGCTCAAACGGAATTGTTGATGATATGGTTGTTGGCAAGCCTATTGAAGAATCAATTGCAAGGTTAGAGCAGAATAAAAAATTATTCCCGCAAATCGATACGCGTTTACTTTTGGAGACGCAGGAAATGTGGGATAGTGAAAATGTAATGGCGCACCTGGTTCGCAATATAAATGAATCCTTAACAAAGTACAAAAATGTTTAAGGAAATCCCACTAAATGGCGAGCCGGTTCAAAAGAAAAAAACCACAATACCGGATATACTCAAATACCGCATACTACCATCTGACGAAATCCCAAAACCTGACGCGGTATTGTTTTTTGACGATGTTATGGTTATGAGCCGCCAAAACATTTCCTGCGTAACCGGCAAGGCGAAGGTTGGTAAAACCTTCCTTATGACGCTGATAAACGAGGCAATCCTACATAAAGGCGAATTTCAGGACAAACTCCGCTCATACCTACCAAAAGGCAAAGACAAAATTATATACATCGATACCGAGCAAAGCAAGTTTCACATTTCACTTATTTTAAAACGCATTCAGCGAGTTATAAGCGATGAAAAATTAGATAATGTATTGATGTTTAATTTTGACGCGTTGGGCACGGAAATACGCAGGGAATACGTTGAGCAATTGATTTACGGCATTGATGGTGTTGGCGTTGTAATTATTGATGGTGTTGCTGATTTGGTTTACGATCCTAACGACATTCGCGAAAGCAGTGTAATGGCAGACGACTTGCGAAGGTGGGCAACCGAACGCGACTTGCATATCATAAACGTATTGCACCAAAACCCAAGCGCATCCGATAAGATGCGCGGACACCTCGGAACGATCCTTACAAACAAATCTGAAACCGTCATACAAATATCGAGTGCGAAAGACGATGAATCTGTCAAGTTGGTAGAGACACTTGCGACCCGAAATAAACGCCCAGAAAATTGGTCTTTTGAAATTATCGACGGCAATCCACAAATACAAGGCGAGTGCTACGAAATACCGAAGGTCGGAAGGCCAAAAGCAAAAGTTCTGGCAGACTATCAAAAATATCAATTACTTACAACAATATTTTCACAAGTACCGGCAAACGTTGGTTACGGATATTCGGTTATGACTGAAAAATTAAAAGAGGAATATACCAAAGTTTGGGGTGAAATTGGAGCAAATAATCTCAAAGAATTGGTAAAATATTGTCGTGAAATGAACTGGGTTGTGAATGATGCAAAGGGTAAAAATTACTTTTTATATCCATTCAAAACCGAAGATTTGTAAGAATAAAGTGTTAATGGTTTAAATATTACGATAATTGCAAAATAATTTTTAAACCAACGAAAATGTTAAAAAATGATGGTTTAAAAATTAGTTTTGAATATTTAAACCTTATCAAAATGATAATCCTTGAATATATCACAAAAAAAAGAATTGTTTTTTACGAATTAAAATTAAAACATAATTTTTAAACCAATAAATTCGCAATGGTGCGTTGGTTTAAAAAACCCCTTATAGGGAGGGGTTTTTAAACAGCACCAAATTAATATTTAAACCATCGTTATGAAACCAACAAAAAAAGATTTACAAAATGCAACCAAATTCGTAAACATAATCTGCGATGATGATCCGGCATCCAATAAATTTGCAATAATAAAAAATGGCAGAATTGTGCTTACACCGGATGAACTTGCAGAAATATGTGCAATGCATACGTTACACCTCGAAGCAAAAGGAATTATTAAATTCACAGCCCGACGTGATGAGTAAGGCGGGTACGAGGACGCACAACACCCACCCAATACCCGACACGGCAAAAATATACACCACCAACACGGGACGCGAGTACTACGTCAGCGGAATCTCCAATACCAACATCCGAATCCGCTACATCGACGACGGCACATTCCAATCCATACCCTGGCAAGGCTACGGTTTCGATTGCGTGGAGTGGAGCGGTGGGGTGTTGAAGATGCCGTGTTGTGTTGAAGAACCACTGCGCGACCTTTCAAAAATAAAACCAAAGACTCAAAAACAAATCAGAGAAGAAAACCAATTAAAAACTAGAATATGAAAACCGAGAAAACAAAAAGCAGGATTAAAGATTTATGATGACAACGGGAAACACGTTAAAACTGTTCCTAGTAAGTATGCCAACTTGGTGAGAGACGTTACATTCGATCTAACTAAAAAGCGATTGCTCGATACCGAGCGTGTAGATTTGGAAGTTAAATACTTCGAAAGATTATTGAAGCAATCGGAACCTTATGTTTACGAATTGATTGCCAATTCAAAACCTAAATCCGTGCAGGAAATCAACAACCAAGGCAACATCCGTTTTGAGTTGATTTACGAAAACGGTACGCGATTAAGGATTACACAGGAAATGTATTTAATGTTCCCGAGCAAGATGGATTTGAAATATTCGAATTATTAACGCCACGGACTTGCACAGTAAAAAATAAGGCTTTACTTTTGGGGTTATGGCCAGACCAAGCGAATACGACTTTGAATTGTGTAAGGAAATCTGCGAGGAAATAGCAGGTGGTACAAACATAATTCGCGCACTTGAATTAAAAGACAACTATCCCAGTTGGCCAACATTCCGTAAATGGAAGAACGAAAACACGGAATTACTTACATTGTACGTAAGCAGTCAACAGGACAAAGCAATTGCGCTCGAAAACGAAATTGACGATTTGCGAGATAGGTTGCTTCAAAACGAAATCGATTATCAAACCTACAATGCATTAGTCAATACCCTAAAATGGAAAATGGCTAAAATGTATCCTAAAGTTTTTGGCGACAAGACCATTCATTCAGGGGATGAAGACAACCCAATCCAAGTAGTTACCAGACCGCGAATAGAGTTTGTCAAAAAAGACAATGAAGTCGATTAAGTTTTCAGATAAATACACACCACTATTTGATTTATTAACTTGTTGGGAGCAATTAAAAGCTAATCCAAACAATCCCTATTTACAGCAACTTTCAAAAGTAGATACGGTTCTAATATCGGGCGGTCGGGATTCTGGAAAGTCATTTACAATTTCCTGCTTCAACCCCATAGCGGTCGCAGATTACAATCACAGGATTTTATACACCCGTCAAACAATGTCAAGCACCGATAATTCAATTGGGCAAGCATTGGCAGACAGAATGATATTATTGGGATTGGAAATCGAATTTGATTTTGCAAACAACAATTACACTCTTCGGGATGGTCGACCGGGTAAAATATCTATAACGGGTCAAAAAACGTCTGTAGGCACGCAAACAGCAAAACTCAAATCACTTGAAGACTACTCTATTTTCGAAACAGATGAGGGCGAGGAATTGGAAAGCTACGAAAATTGGGTAAAGATCAAACGATCGATGCGCGCAAAGGATGTGCAATGTTTGTCAATAATCAGCTTTAACCCCCCAACGCGAGAACATTGGATTGCACAGGAGTTTTACCAAAACGTGCCGGACGGATTCAACGGCATTATTGGAACAGTTATGTATATTCACACTACCTATCTAGACAATGGTAAGGAGAATATGGCAGAGCACAACTGGATTGAGTACGAGGGTTTGCGCGAGAATTACGAATTGTATTTGTCTACACCTAAAGAGTTGCGCGATGAACTGCCAAAAATAGTTATTAAGAAATTCAAAGAATACAAATTCAATATCCTAGGATCGTTCAAAGAAGTTGCCGAGGGTGTTATTTACGAGGATTGGGAGATTGGTGATTTTGATTTAAGTCTGCCATTCGGGCACGGATTGGATTTTGGTTCAAACGATCCCGACGCAATGGTAAAAGTTGCTGTTGACGAAAAGACAAAACGCATTTATGTACACGAGGAACTTTTTAAGCGCAATCAAAACACGTCCGATTTAATTACCGCGGTTTTTAACATAACAGGATATTACGAATTGGTTATTGGAGATTCGGCAGGAAAGAGGTCAATACAGGATTTGTCAGAGGCTGGAGTAAATATTTACCCGTGCCAAAAAGGTGCCGATTCGGTTGTTAATGGCATAAAAACTATTCAGGGTTACACAATAGTCGTTTCGCCAAATTCGTTTAACGTCCAAAAAGCAATACGCAATTACAGGTGGAACGACAAAAAATCAGGAGTGCCGCATCACGATTGGAGTGACTTAATGGATGCGATCAGATACATCGTTATGAGATTGATAGATAATTCGGACGACATTACAGAAATCGAATAAAAAAAGCCTTTAATTCAAAATAAATTATAAATTTGCAACAAAGCCGCAAAGGACTGCGCCCAAACAAACAATTCTAAATGTCTTCGGAATTTATCAGAAACAAAACGGGTGCAAATCAAATAGCAACTGCAAGGCGGCAACAAAAGCAGCTTAAATACTTTACGCAATCTTCTGTACAGGAAGATATTACAGGGGCTTATTTTTCAGCTTGGGCTCAATCACAATATGCCACTAATGATTTTTTTCTCAATTGGATCAAAACCTGTTTAAGACAAAAGAACTTTCTATCCGTTTTTAAATTCCTGCGCTATCCATTAGCATCCGCCAAACTCATAAACGATGAGGTTAAACCGCAACTGAAACGCGTTTTTTATTCAGAGGACGGTTATTCAAAATACATTATTCGAAATAAAGAGGTTCAGGAACCCGAAGATCTTGAGGGATCAGAATTCAACGAGCAAATATTTGACGCGCTCCTATTCAACTCAAACGACGTGGTTGTATGCGACCTAAAAGACGTTAATACACCGTATCGTACAATAGTGCCGATTGACCGCATTATTGCAATCGAAAGCCATTGTGGGGAAATACATAAAATTGCATACACAGCCGAAATCACATTGCCAAGCGGAGAACGCAGGACGGGTTATCTATACATTGACGAAATGCAATATGCTTTTTACGAAAAGGAATCCGACGACATCCCGCTAATTGTTGTACCGCACGATTTGGGTGAATGCCCTGCTGATTACGTATCGGATGAATCGTGGGATATGGAAAGCGATATTGTGCGTAAAAACATATTCAGTTATGTGCGTACCGATTTGGAGGAATACGTTTTTCTAAAGGCGTTGCAGCGAATGACTGACGTTAACGGAACTATTCCAGTTGTCACCAAGTTAAAGACTACCGAAGTAAGTAAAGAGGGCAGGATAGCTGACGCTGCCAAACAAGAGCCGATGAGCGCAGCAAGCCTGCCGAAATCTGCAAACAAAAACATTGGCAGCGACTTTCCAGAAAGCGAAAGCCCAATGCAGGCAGGAACGATTTACAACGTTCCACAGATCAAGAAAACAAGCGACGGCAGTATTGATATGGATGTTGTCAAGAACTTCATCAATCATTTTTACACCCCAGTTGAATGTTTGAAGTTTTTGAATGAAAGATTGGCCCAAGTTCGGGAAAATATTGTTTCAACAGTTTTGGGTGATTTTACCGAGAGCAGCCAATCGGCAAAGAATGAATTGCAGGTCAGTAAAAGTTACGTAAACAAACAGGATAAATTACGCAGCATCAGCAGTGCGTTGTCGCGATTACGTACCAATTCGGATAAGAAGATGTTGGGATTGAAACACGGCATTGATTCGGTTTACTGTGATTACTTTTTTGGATCTGATTTCTTTTTGGAGACACAACAGGATTTGTTTGATTTGTTCAAGACCGCCCCCAATGTCATTGAGCGCAAAAACATTCTTGTTCGTCAATCCCAAAATCGTAACCGCTTCAATCCAGACAGAGCCAAAAAAGATGCGCTATTGTATGAGTTATTGCCGTATGCGTCTGATTTGGATTTCACTACCGCATTGGATCAAAACTTGGTAACAGCCGAGAACAAGGTATTGCAGACACAATTCAACTACTACGTTGCGTTGTTTGAGGCACAGTACGGTGATATATTGCAATTCTATATGGCTTTGAATTCCAGCAACAGTGAAAAACTGATTGCAATAAAAAACATATTGTTGGAGTTAATAAAACCAGAGGTGGTAAAAGTTACTGCAATAGCCCCGCAAAATTAAATTTGCACATAATAAAATAAACATTACATTTGCGTTAAACTGTGTGAAGATGCACAGCACCTGTTTTTATAATGATAACACCAAAATATACAATCAAAGCCTCTAATCGGATTTAATATCTGATTGGGGCTTTATTCATTTAAACCATAAAAGACTATGAGTAAGCAAAAGATCAAAGTGGTCGAGTTACAAATCGACAAAGGCGAAAGGAAGTTTGACGAACTTGGCAAATACATTGGCGAGCGTCAAGCCGTAACGTTCACATACGGCGACACCCAATGGGAAAACAATGTGCGCAACCTGAAACACTTGGGCGCAGTTCGAGTTGAAGTAAAAGCCGCGTTCGGTCACACCGTAAAGCACAAAGACGAAGAAAACCCAGATTTGGTCTACCAAAACGAGGCGGTCGATGTTTCTGACGAATTGAAGGCCGAGGTTGCAAAACTATTCAGCAACAAAAAAGAAGTTGAAAATAGCGCAGAGCAAAAGCAGATTGATGAATTGAAAGCGCAGATTGCTGCACTTACCAATCCACAGCCCAAACAAGCGCAGACGGCTGATGCAAACGTCAGTGACCTTGACAAGTTGCACGCCGATTTTAAAGCCAAGTTTGATCGCGCTGTGCCGGTAAACAAAAAGAACGATGTTGAATGGATTAAAAACGAACTTGCCAAATGAAAGTACTTGTAAAAGTAATGGCAAACCGTTTGGACATTGCCAGGATTACCGAAGAAAACCGCGTTAACGATGCAAATTGGATTGTTGCTTTTGAGCAGGACAATTCAATCGGTAAGTTTGTTCCACAAGAGGTTCCGGGGCCAGTTATCGAAGAACGCCCAATGTATTTGGACGCTTATGGCATTGAGCAGGCTTACGAGCACGAAAACGGAATGATTGCAATGTTCTACAAAGGGCGCGAATTGTTGGCTGTTAAAACCGATGAATTGCTTGCAACGCTCGAAATTCGTTTTGCAGAAAACATAATTGAACCCAAAGGCGACGCGTAATGGCAAATTTTGTAAATGGCAAAGGATGTTTGATTAATGTTGATTTGGTTCAACAGGTCAAGTTTGACGACTTAAACAAGTCGATCACTTTTATGATGAACGACAGCCGTTCGGAGTTTGAGGAATACCCAAGCCAACAAGCCTACGATGACGCAAAAGCACAGATAAATACATTACTAATAGCAATACCATAAAAAAGACTTTATGACAGATTTTATCACAGCCGAAAAGGCAACGGAGTTGGGATTATCAGAAGACCAAATTAAAGGAATTACACCTTTGTATGAAGAACACATTGCAGGGCTTAAACAGTCTTTCAGTTCCGAGGCAACTACCAACGCAGAAAAGATTATCAGCGGCGCAATCGAAAGCACGCAAAAGAAATACGGAATTGAACTGCCGCGCAATCAAGGCGAAAAAAACGCCGATTATTTATCGCGTTTGAACGACAAGGTTGTTGAGGACAACAAAACAAAGATCGGGCAACTTGAGCAGGAATACCAAACCAAGTTGAAAGAGTTTGACGGTGGCAGCGCAACGAAAGCGGAACTGGCAAAAGCAAAACAAGACCTCGATACAGCGCAACAAAAGTTGGTTGAGTTCGACGGCTACAAAGAGAAAGCCGATAAGTACGAACCACTTGCAGAGCAGTACAATTCATTACAAGGGCGTGTGTTTTTCCAAAACGACAAGCCGCAATTTCCTGAAACGGTGAACAAATACGAAGCTGACGCGAAGTGGACTGCATTCACAAAAGCATTTGATGAAAAGTGGGAAAAGTCATTTGACGAAAACGGTAAAAGCATTGCTGTATCAAAGGAAAACCCGCATTTGAAAAAACCGCTTGCCGAACTTATCGCAGCCGATACCGAACTTACTTCGCTATTGGCAGGCAGACAACAACGCGGAATGGGAAGTAACCATATTGACCTGAACAAGGTTGACGGATTGGATTTCGAAGTGCCTGTAAAAGCAGATAGCGCAGCACTAACAAAAGCAGTAGATGATTATCTCGTTAGAAAAGGCGTGTCAAAGACGAGCGCAGAGTACGGCGAACAATTTGGGGAACTTTACAAAAAAGCAAAGGAAGCCTCGCATAAATAAAAGCAGCGAAAGACCGCGACGGACAAACAAAAGTATTATTAACACAAATTCTTAAAAAGTATGAATTTAGATGCAACAGTCTGGAACGACATACAACTTGATTACGCAACCAATGACAAACGGTTTTCACCGTTGGGCGTTATCGACCTTGTAAAAGATTCTGGCAAATCCATCGATTGGCTTAGACCAAGCGATAGGGAAAAACTGCAATCTGTTTCCTCTTTGCAAAATGTAAGAATTCCTGTTATTGAAGACCAGACCGTAACGGTTTTGACTACTCCAGGATTCAACTACATTCCATCAAACTTGGAAACGTCTGCAAATTATTATTTCCAAGCCTACGACGTATTCACAGGAATGCGCCACTTTCCAGCGGCTTACGACAACAACCAAATCGACGAGAAGTACGCAATGGAGCAAAAGATGAAAAACATCGCTTACGTGGCAGGACAATCAATCGAGGGTATTCTCGTAACCAATTTGGAGGCTCGCAAATCGCAACAACTTGGTTTTACCACACAGGTGTCACAGGGCGACGGAACTTACTCTTTCAGCACATCTACCGATACGTTAACCGTATCAAAGGCTGCGCAGAAAGATGGTATGTTTTTCTACCTTGAAAGCCTTATGGCCGCTAACGATTTGAGCGGAAATTATCGCATGGTTACATCGCGTGGCGGTACAGCTACTTTGCGAGCCGAGTATTTGAAATACGGAGCAGGCAACGACAAGAACTTACAGGCTTTGTTTCAATTGCCAATGGATCGTTTGTATGAGACAAGCGCAATTTCACCCGGTTCTGATGTATTCAGCGGCTTTTTGGTTCGCGACGGTGCAATCGGAATGATCGAAAACTACCCTTACGATTTCCGCGCAGGAACTGACTTGGGTGGTCGTAAATGGTCAATTTCAAATCAGGAAATGCCGTTTGCAAGATTACGTGCAAACATCTATGTGAACAACGAACCAACAGAGGCAACAAGTTTGTTTTCAGTTGGCACGGATTCAAATATGATTATGACACACGTTAAGGAAATGGCAATCTGGTTCAGGTTCTACGTTCTTTACCGTTACAACGGCAGTCTTTCGACCCGCGCAAACGACATCGTGAAAGTAGTAGGAGCAACATCTTAAATTTAAAGAGAAATGGAAACAAAAGCAAACAGAACGTTGCCCAACGGCGACCAGACTGAACTCGCAACAGCCGAGAACATTGTAAACATTACTGCTGCTACAGCCTTAACAAAATACCAAAGTGGTCAAACGTTTATCCTAAAAGCCGCAGCAGGCGCAGCTATTACGCTTCCTGCCGTTGCTGATAAATGGGATTTTCGTTTTATTACTGGTTTGGCTTTTGCCACAACAGCTTGGACTATCACGGCGGCAACGCAGGTGATTCAAGGCGGCGCAATCGTCAACAGTACTTTCGTGCCGGCAGCAAACGAGAACGTAATTACATTCGTAGCAACAGCCGAAACGCTCGGTGATTACATCGATGTTGTATCTGACGGTACAAACATTTATGTAAACGGAGTGGCTACTGCTGCGGGTGCAATCACATTTACAGCGGTATAAAAATGATAGTAGGTATAACAGAAGATTGGACGGTCAACACGATATGGGATGCGGAAATAACCGCAACACCATCGAGCGGGCTATATGTAAACGTTGGCACTCATCCGAGTATCACGCTTAACAATCTTCTGTCATTCCTGCCATTATTGGACGCAACCATTTCGGATTGGTCAAACAGTCAAACGTACGGCAAATACAACGACGGAAAAGCCCGAACAAACCTAGTCAAAAAGGCTGGTGTCATTTACCAATCATTAAAAGCGATTAATCTTAACCACGACCCAGACGAGCCGAATTCCACTTGGTGGATGGCAACCAATTTGGAAAGCTTAAGGTTAAAAAACTTTATCGACAAGGTAATTGCTCGCGTAACTTCTGAATTGCATTTGACAAAGCGACTGGTAAACAGCCAAAGCATTTACGAAATCGGCAACAGAACTGTACCATTGCCCGCAAATTATGCGGCTTGGATATTTCAGGCAAAGGGAAGTGATTACGTAAAGATCAGGATTAACCAGATTTCATTGCAAAAAAGCGGGGTAACGCCCGTTGATTTGTATGTGGTAAATCAGGGTGTTTTGGTTGACACGTTGCAGGTAACGCCAAACAACGGTCAGGTATCTTTTCAGGATTTGGGATATGAGTTTTCGGGGCAGGGCGATTGGCGTTTCATTATTGATTCGACCGATATTCTAACCGCTAACGAGTTTATCAATCCTTTGCAATACGATGGCTTTATTGTTTACCCATCAACAGGTACAGGAACATCACCAGAAACTGCGAATTTCAACATTGGAAGCGTAGGAAATGGATTGGGCATGAATGTAACTGCCTTTTTGGATAGCAGCCTTTGGGTCACAAACAACTTATCGGAACTGGGTAATTTTGTTCGCGCAGCCTTTGAATTAATGGCTTTTGAAATGTTTTTGTCCAATTCCAACAATCGAAGCAATGCAGATGAGCGCATTCAGATGGATAGGCAAATATTGTTCACAGAGACCAAAGATTTACTGGCAAATACAGCGGCAAAAAGATTCAAGGACGAAAAGAAACTTGCAATGCAGCAGTTGAGCAAAACCTTTGACACGCAATTGTTTCAATCCGACGATATGGCAATTGAAATCGACGCGGTATGATCTACGCAAAAACAAACCCAACAGGACTCGATGCAGTCATTGCAACGGTGCAAACCAAGTTAATGACACTTGAAACACTTTGGGGCGTTGAGCTGGATGGTTATCCACGTTGTTACCCAACGGAACGCAACGGTAAAAAAGGCGTTGAGCATTACGTAGGGGTGAACGAGTACAGCGGCAATTTGATTGTCGGGGAGCGGAATAAGTTTTTTTTTACTGCGGAATCTAGAGAAACAACAACCGATTTTAAACACTATTCAGCAGATTGTGAACTTTATTTTGTTGTTGATTTACCACAATGCAAACCTCAAATTACACACAGAGGAGATCAAGAAGTCAGAACTGATGTATTGTTTATTTTAGACAATATGTCGGGGGTTAAAGTAAAAGAGGTTTGGAAAGATGTAGAAGACGTTTTCAATGGTTTTGATTACGAATACGCGTCTTTTATGCATCCAAAACACGCTTTTAGAATAACCTTTGAGGCTATTGGTTTTTTCCAAAATCAAACTAATTGTACATAAATTATGGCAACAGAAGAAAAAGCACCAAAAGAAACGGCGCAAACCTTTACAGTAATTGCGAATGGTGGTGTAACAACCGACAAGCATTACTCGCGCGGCAGTAAAATTGAACTGACCGACAAAAAACAAATCAAAGTATTAACCACTAATAAACTTATCAAGTAATGGCAAATCCAACAGGTTTAAACGTTGTTGATTGTTCAGCACAGGGCGCAAAAGGTTCTGGTTTGGCAGGTTGCAAGACTGACCGCAAGCGCGTATCGGTTTTGTATTTCTTTCCTCCAGACCACGTATTCGACCAGGACATCGACTTGGCATATATGCAAGCACAACAAGTCGCAGGCAATCTAATTGTTTTGGAGGGCGTTGTTTCCTTTGTGGATTCAACACCAGACGATACAATCACAGCCCGAGAGGGTTCTGGAATTAAATCGCTTGTAGGGCAATTTCCTTACGAGTACACCGCAACATTCGATAACGGGTTCTTGTTTCAGCAGTTTTTGGAAAGCGTAAGCGGAAACGGTAACTACTCACTTGTAGTAGGTGACGTTGATGATCGTTTGTGGTTCACAAAGAGCCGTGCAGGGGTTGCAAAACCTTTTACAATGGGTATGCACCAAGCGGGAAAATATTTGGGCAACGACGGCACAAACCTTTCGTCTGAAACATTGTTCATTCAATTGACAGACCGTAAGGAAATCGACGCGCGTATGGTTACGTTGAAGCCAGATGACTTTGGTTCAAGCGACCTCAAAGGCGTTAATGATGTAACAATCACAATCGACCCAATTACAGCCCCGTCAACATCTTTGGTGTTTTCACCACTTTTGAACGACGGAACGCACATGGCAAAAGGATTGGTTGCAGGCGATTACGTGTTTACCAAAAACGGAACTGTTATCACGCCAACAATTTTGGCAGACGAAACAACCAAGAAAGTTACCGCAACACTTGCGGCAGCTTCGACGGCAGCAGACGTTTATACAGTCAAGATCGACGGAATTGTATTGATTTCAGTTTCAGAAATACTGTACAAAACGCCAGCGGTTGCAACGGTAGTAGCGGGGTAATTCAAGACAACACAACTATTTAAAAGCCGTTCTTAACCGTACGGCTTTTTTTATTACTTTTGGATTATGGCAAACGGCACTACCATACGCGATTATCTTGAGGCTGCAAAGAAAGTACGCAGGGAAATCCCTGACGAAACACAGCGCATTATTATGGTTAATAAGGAGTTTATTCTGGATTTGAACCGCGAGGCACAGTTGTTTGACAAAGGCATTGATTCGGACGGTAACAGGTTGCGACCTTACACGCCAACAACCATACAATTTAAGCGCGCAAAAGGTGAGGTTTACAATAGAACGACTTTGCTCGATACGGGAGCGTTTTATAAAGGCTTTGATTTACTAAACCGAAACAATACATTGTCGATATTCAGTCGCGACGGTAAAAGCGCAGAATTAGTAGAGAAGTACGGCAACATATTTGGACTCACAAAGGAAAATCAAAAACGCTTCGATCAGGACATACTCAAAAAAGAACTTGATGCGTTTATCTCAAAAACTCTTTAATTATGGCACAATACACAGGCAAAAAAGGCAATAAAACCATTCGGATCGAGGAAGCATATGGCGGCATCGCGACGCTGCCGCTTTATAATTTCGATATGTACCGAAAAACAGGCGATTCAAATTGGTTTATCATTGGCTATACAGGCAAAGAAACCAAGCTCGAAGAACATTTATTAAAACCTGTTGAGGCTCGGATAAATAATGAGTACTACGAGGCTGTACAGGATCGAAGCTTTGAACTTATGATGGGTCGCATGGCAAAGATCAGTGTGTTGATTGCAAAGTACAAACGATGTTCAGTTCTTATTGACCGTGTGGCGATGGGTTTTGGCAACTCAGAGGCGCAATTAACCGCGCGTTATCTCTTTATGAAGCAACTTAACGACGAGGGCTTTAAGATGCCGTTGGTTGCTTCGATTATGGATGACTTCGAAGCCCTGACAATTGCCAAGCAACAACTTGAGGGCATCAAGACCAAAATAGACCTTTTAAGCGATCAAAACAAAGCAGCCGAGAACAAGGTATCTATGACGCTGGAAAAACAGTTGTTGATTATATCAATGGGCTTACAATTGGGTTATCGAATCAATCCCCGCGAGACGGTTGTACTTGAATGGATCGAAATGAATAAATTACTGGAGGAAAAATCTAAACTGAACTAATGAGCAACGCAATACAAACGGTCGCAGACAAACAGGCATTAGACGGTCTTGACGCGCTGATTTCAAAATTAGAGAAAGCCGATGCGCTATTGCTCAAATCTGCAAAGGACGCGCTTGAATACAGCAAAAGTATTGGCGGTGTAAAAACACCTGGCGGACTTAGCACGGTCGTTGCCGAGAATACAAAATACACCGATGAACTGCAAAGACAGGCAAAGGTTATCGATATGCTTGAAAAATCCATTGTTGGATTAACGGCAGCTCGAAAAACAGCAGCGCAGTCTGGGTCTTTGGAAGCTGTTAACCAGCGGCAACTTAATACAAACGCAACGCAACAAGCAAAACTTGTAAGCAACCTGATTGGGGCTTATGACAAGTTAAGTTTGCAATTGCAGATTGCGTCTAAAGACGCGCTAAATTTGGGCGCAACTTATGGGCGAAACAGTATTGAGTTCACTAATGCTGCGATAAAGGTCAATAAACTGGACGCAGAAATCAAGGCACTAGATGCGGATATTGGACGTAACCAGCGAAATGTGGGCAACTACAAATCGGGCTTTAACGGATTGGGCAACGCGTTGAATCAAATTACCCGAGAATTACCCGCTTTTACATTTTCTGCACAGACGGGATTTTTGGCATTATCCAACAACATCCCGATTTTGGTTGACCAAATACAAGGGCTTGTTGCGGTAAATAAGCAATTGGTAGCGGAGGGCAAACCAGTAACGAGTGTGTTTAAACAGATTGCTAGCCAATTGTTCTCATTCAACACGGTGCTCGCGCTCGTAATTCTCGGAACTACACTATTTGGCGATAAAATATCCGAGGCGTTCAAGAATATCGGATCGGGTTCAAAGAACTTGGATGTAGCGACTGAATCTGCCAAAAGATTGCGCGACGCGTCAATTGAGGGAAGTAAAAACGCGGTAGCCGAGTTGGTAGGTTTGCAGAATAATCTTGCAATTGCAAAGGATGTAAATTTATCATACAAAGAGCGATCAATAGCGGTCGAAAACCTGCAAAAACAATATCCGTTCTACTTCGAAAACCTGACCAAAGAGCAGATACTTGCAGGGCAGACAGCGGCAGCCGAGCGCGAATTAACAGAGGCAATCATTGCGAGGGCAAAGGCAAACGCAGCCATTGGTAAGATCACGGAAAACGAAAGCAAGATAATTGACATCGAGCAAAGGCAATTGGATATTGTAAAGGAACGTATTGCAGCCCAAAAGGATTTACAACGTGAACAGGCGGCATCAAATGGCCCGAGTTCTGGGCAAGTGGTTGCGGGTGTAAATCAGGGGCAGTTAAACGCGCGTGTTAGATTGTCAGCTTTGGATCGTGAGGAAAAGGCGAACCGAAAGGAGTTGAATGCGCTAAACGCGATCAACAACAAACTGACCGAGTACACATTAAAACAGCAAAAAGAGGCAATTGGACTTGACTACCAACAGGAAAAATCACGAAAAGCAGCGGCAAAAGCAGGGCGCGAAGATATTGAAGCAGCCAGCGCAAACCTAAAGGCATTCGATCCTAAAGGCATAATTGAAATTTACGAGGAGCAAATCAGGGTTTTTCAAGAGTTGCAACTGAACCTATCCGACACGTCCGAAGATTACAAACGTTTTCAAATCGTTATTGACGGACTGCGCCAATCGATTGACCTGATTAAAGACCCATCAAAAGTTCTGAAAGCGGGCACAGAGGAATTCAATAGGCAAGTGAACGGTGCGCGTAACTTGGCAAAGGCGATGGATGAACTTCGCGAAAAAACACAGGGATATTTGGACACATTTTCTCTTGGATTTTTAGAAGACAGTGGATTTGGTTCGCTTACTAAATTCTTCGACAAAACATTTTCGCAAATGATTTACGGTGCTGAAAACACCAGAGAAAGATTCCAAATTGCATTTGCTGCAATATCAGAAACATTTCAAGAAACCTTTAATTTCCTATCCAAACTTAGCCAAGAAAACTTCGAAGCAGAATATGCGCGTGTCGAAAAACAAAAAGACATCGCTATTGCTTTTGCTGGAGAAAGTGAGGCGGCAAAAGTTGAAGCGGCAGAACAAGCCGAAAAACAAAAAGCGAAGATCAAAAAGCGAGAAGCAGAAGCGGAAAAGAAATTGCGATTGTTCAACGCGGTTATTGACACAGCGCAGGCGGTTGTTGCAGCATTGCCAAACATACCGTTATCAATATTGGTAGGGCTTATTGGGGCTGCGAAAATTGCGCTTATTTCATCACAGCAAATACCAGAGTTCTGGCAGGGGGGTATTCACGATGGCGGGTTGATGCGCGTAAATGATGACCCTTTCGGCAAAAAAGGCAACAATTACAAAGAGGTTGTGAAAACGCCATCTGGATCGGTTATCAAACCACAGGGCAAAAACGTATTGATGTCTGCACCTGCGGGATCTGAAATTTTCCCAGACTATGCAAGTTTTGAAGCGCACGAGAACCAATTGAACCGTTTGTTATTTGGCGCAGGTATTAGCCCGTCGAGTGGCGTGCGTTCTTTTGATGCTATGCAACGCGCACAGCCTACGCTTACGCCAGGCCAATATTTTGCAGGCGTAGCCCGAACCGAAGCTGCAATACGAAATTTCAGCCCAATACACATTACAAAGGACAGGCGTGGTGAAATCATACATCAGGGCAACCAACAGGCAAGACAGCAATCAATGAATAACAGGCTCAACATAATCGGAAAAACAAACCCATAGATGGCAAATATCAGGTTTTATTTGGAATTCAACTATCCCAATGGATCAATAGTACGAGAATACATTACAGAGCCGCCCGGGTATGACGCTTTTGCATACCGCGTCAAGCAGGGGAGTTTTAGGTTTGGCAGGGACAAGACCATAGGCGGTGAAGAAATCGGCATCACGTTGTGGGACATTGTTGGAGAAGAAAGCACAACACCGTACATCACAACAGCAGGCAAGATGGTCTATTTCAGGACGCACGCGCTTGACAAGGTCATAGAGTTAAGCAGGGCATCGGCACAAGGCTTTGAGGCTGTAATATTCTTTGGCGTGACGGACGGAAATACTGATTTTATCAATGGGCAGTTGGATATACCAAAAAGCAAGACGGACGAATTGACCTATTTTAGTTGCAACGTGATACAGGACACCAAATTGCAGCAGATTGAAAGAAAAAAGAACGTAAGCGTTAATGTTTTCTCGACAGAGGATCTTTACGGAAACCCCGTTGCACCATTGCAGACCGTGCGTATGCTTCAAAAGGCAAAGCCAACTGTACAGAAGTCAAGGTTAAGCAGCCCAAACAGGGCAACGGTTAATTTTGTAAGCTATGGCGGTGATGCCTACCTTATGAATTCGGCAATACAGATCGATGAATCTGACGTTGAGGACACGATAAACCCAAACAGCGTAGCGGAGTTAGTCGTTCCTGTAAGTGACGACAATATTGTGATTGATGCCATTGGAAGAAAGAAACTTCTTGTTGCAAGGGAGGATTTAACAAACGTTGTGATTGATCTTACGAATGTAACAATATTGGTGGTTGATAACACAGGCATCGGTACAAACAAGAGCTTTGAGATATCGGTCGGCACAGACCCCATAAATGACCGCGTAATATATCCAATAATCCCCAACACGGCAGGCAGTATAATTGTAAATGCGGCAAGCTATCAAATAAACCTGCCGTTCGTGGGAAGGGGACAGACTGTTTGGCTTTATTTGCAGGTGACATCACAGACACCAACGGTGCAGGGATCGCCAGTAGGCACAACAACCTTGCAGATGGAAGGTATGGATGTTAACGTGACCGCCACATCGAATGCGGTTGACCGTGTGATAAACGTGGTTCGCTATCCAGATTTTCTAAAGGCGGGTATATTGCGATTGTCAGGGCTTAATTTCTCCTGCCCCGATTTGGAAGTTGGCGGTAAGTTTGAGAACCTATACGTCTGGAACGGATATATGCAAAGGAATATACCCAACAAACCATTTAATTTTGTGTTTGAAGATCAGTTTGGACAGGATATGCGCTGGCTTGGAAATTCAGACTATGAGATAACACAAAACGGTGTAGATCATGGTGACTATGATTTCTTTTACCCCAACGTGGATTTGGGCAGTTTCTTTGAAGCCCCCGATTCTGATTTTGAACGGACGGTAAACGAGCGTTTCCAGATACAGACCTACGATGTAAAATTTGCGAATTATGACAAGGACGACAGGTCAAAAAACACAGTTGATTCATTCCAGACTGAGGCGCAACGGACGTTCCCCAATGGCGCAGTTGAAAATAACATAAGTCTTACGATCAAGAACGTTTGGGATGCGTTTGAGCAGGAGAAGAACGCCATACAGGGGTTAAGGCAGACCACCGCCCTTGAAAGCGACGACAAGGTTTCGATTGTCGATGTTGTTGCGTTAAGCAATTCCGCACAGGGAACGATAAGGGGCTTCCTTACCGTTGCGGTAATAAATGGACAGGTTTTGATCTACAATAAGGCAATTGGGGGCGATTCAAACCAAGCGGGTGCGTCAGCATCATTCTTTTGGACGCAGACAGGCATTTCCGTAACAGATCAGATTTCGTTTACGGCAGGTGGTGGTATGGTAATGACGGCAACAGTTGACAGCATTGAGGATAATTTGATAAGATTGAACCCAATTAATTTTGTGCCTGCAACGTCTGGCATATCGTACATTATAATGACCTATTATTATACCAATGTGGGTATTGTGAACAGGACGAATCAAGGATTCAACAGCATACTGAACTTGCAGAGCGGTGACAACTGCTCAAACCTTAAATACACCATTGCACGGAACGACGAATACTGGTACAATTATTTTGCAACGATTGTCAGTGCATCAGCACCAACTGATTTGATACGCACAACCAAGTTTGTCAATAATGACCAATTGACCACGCAGTTTATGGGCGGTCGAGTGCTTAGGGAAGGTGAGGACATACCCGTTTCAAGGCTGGATCAGAAGATATTAACCATTGATGTTTACAATACGCGTGTTTCGTGTTCGTTTGGCGCGGCAACGGCTTTGTTCAATACGGTATTGCGCGGATTTATAAGGCTTTACAATAAGCGTGGCGAGATCAAGAAAGTGCATTTGGCAGACTGCGCAATGCTTTGGCGCGACGAGATACTTGAAATAAACAAAGGCGAGGTTCGATTTGACCCCGACCAATTCACCATAAACAGTGTATCGGGCGGAGGCATTACCTTTAACGGAACGCCTTATACTGGTTTTGACTTTTGGGAGATAAACAATGGTTATTTCCGTGCTTTTGATTCAAACAGGGTTCTGTTAAATAATCCCGTGTATTACGGTGACATACTTATCGATGGTGTTCCCTATCCGATTGAAAACGATTTCCGCAACGCCCTGCTTGCAATACTGCCGATTAATCCGTAATATTGTAGGGCATAGTTGATATTAGGGGTAAGCCGCTCGACACGTTTGGGCGGCTTATTTAGTTTGTTTCTTAATTGGGATTGGTGTAGGTTTGTGGAATAAACTATGTGATTTATGAAAAAAGTAGAAGCATTATTTAGCCTTTACAAAGGGTTGAGCGAAAAAGAGCAGGCGCAATTTAATATGGCGGTTGATACCGATAAAGCCGTAAACTCGGCATTTATTGGCAATATCATAGATAAGAACGCAATTAACGAACTAGATTTAATTGTTGAAAAACTTAGCAAAATTGACGAAATGACAACGCGTCAAAAAAAGAACTGGGAAATATTCAACAAAACAATTGATGTTGCCAGTGAAATTATGAGTAAAATGTCAGAGGTTTCAGAACAAGAGGCCAACGATAGTTTAAGTGATTTTGAAAAAATAAAAAAAGAAACGTTGATTGTCGAAGCAAAAGACAAAAAGCTTTACGAGGCGATATTTGATAAGGGATTACGCTCGTTCGATCAGGTAATTAACTTATATGATTTAACCGACAACGATCCTTTGTACAGTTTTGCCGACGGTGATTTGTACGTAACATTTACACATCAAGACGGTTACAGGCACGTTAAACTATACGACGGCAAAGAATGGGCAAAGCCGATTGTTGAAGAAAATTTTGCCGCGAAAGCATTTGCGAAATTTGAACATCAAACAAAGTCGGCAAGATCGATAATTGACGAATTAAAGTTATCTGGTTTAACAGCCAAAAAAATCCTACCTGTATATGTTAACCTACCAAACGGCAAAAGTTTACGTGTTGAGTTGCCCGTTGGCGCAACAATAAAAATGATAAATGAATCGTCATTTATTATCGATGTTCCAAACAAACCACTACCTTAGCACTTTCATATCCATAATAATTGATTAGATTGTAAAAATCCGTTTTCGTGGTTGTTAACGGATTTTTTTATTATCTTCGCATCATGCCACAAAACATAGTCGATAACGGATTTATCTTCTTCAAGCGCACATTATCCGATGTGTACGCGGCAATGGGTGAACCGCAGGGGAGCAATATTAAGGACTACGGATTTGTGTGTCCTGCACCTATGGACGAGATACGGCAGATTTCCAACTACGGAAACCCAAGCGACCCGACCGATACGGGATTGAACTTTGCACAGGATTACACAGCCGCACTGGTTGACTGCTGCGATAATTTCCTGCTTGACATTACACCAAACTTTACTATCTACCAGTTTAACCAATCGGAAACAGGTTATTTCAATATGTACTGGCAACTCAAGAACGTGGGACGGTCGTTCCACAAGCCAGTACACATCCGCATAACGCAGACAACACAGCCTGCAAACGTTGCTTACAGCAGTCCGTTCGTAATCAAGGACGATCCAGACAACACAACGATGGCTGACTATTGGGATTATTCGCTGTATGACGGGTTTGATTACGGTGTTGTGAACGGGGCTCGTTCCCGAATGCGAATCAGGGGCAGATACACCAAGCCAACGCCAGCAAGTGAAAACCAGACCTACACGCAGGTAAGCCGAAACTCCCCCAATGGCGTTGTCGTCCATAATCGCGGTACAAAGGTGATGAACTATAATTGGGTAGTTGAGTATGGCACGAATTTCGGACTGGAAGCGTTCGAGAGTATGCGCGGTTCAGCGGTTGTGTATTTAAACGGCATAAGGGCAACCAATATCGTGCAATCCACAGAGGATGTACTTGGCACTAGCAATTTTCACAAGGCGTCCTGGGGGGTAAACCTTGACCGAACGGAAACCTACGCCAATACAGGGGCAATCGGAACACCTTTCGCTTTGGTGCTGTCCGCTGTTGTGCCGTTTGGTTCGGTTACGCTTGCGACACTGGCAACCACAACAATGAAAGGGTATTTCACAAAGGACATTTCAATAGGCACAGGCAGGCTGGTTGTGATCGACAAGGCGACCAATGTGAACGTACTTACATACACCGCTGCCGATATTACCCTGCTTGGAACGAACGGCTTTGAGATTGCAAGTTTTGCGGGGGCGATTACAAATCCATCGGATTATTATATTATATTTGATCCGACGTTGTTTCCATCGCTTATTGGGGAAGTTTACAACGTGGCTGTTGATGAGTGGCATTTCACATCGTTGACGCAGGGGCAATATAAGGACACACAATACAACAACAATCAATACATCGTATAATGGGACTTTGGAGCGTAATAAACGGATATATCAACACCAAGATAAGAAACAATGTGGGGCTTATCGACCGAGATACAGACCACGCGGCAACCACGCAGGAGATATTCGACAACGGATACGGCTTCGCGATTGAATCTGACAGCCTTGAGATTCTTACGACGCAATCAAACGCGGCAATAGTGTACACCGCTGAACTTACCAAGTCAAACGGCATCGTAACCATTACGGGAACGGTCAGCAATACAGGCACGGTAAACGTATTCACAAACATTCAGGTGTTTTCGTGGAAGCCTACCGTTTCAGGCGCAGCAAACCAATGGATTCCGCTTCTTGGTTCAGCACCGACAATGCACGCCCGAGACATTACAAACGACCAATCCCAAATGACACAATTCCGCATTAACAATGTTGGGTTTTATGCGTTCACGGGATTGGCAGCAGGCAAGACATACAGATTTTCACTAACCTACGCAGCAAATAAATCATAATGGACGGATATGTAATACCATCGCCAAGCAGCAAGTACAATGCAAACCTATTGCCTTACGAATCCACGTTTCAAAACCCGTTACAGGTAAATACCCTTTCGGGTACAGGTGTTGTAAGCCTTGACCCTGACTATACGAGTTTTGGCACACTTGCCTTACACACGCGCGTAACATCAACAACGCCTATGGTTTTTAACTTCGGCAATTCGTTGAAGTTCACCGCCCCGTACACAGGCAAGTACAACCTAAGTTTCGACCTGCTGCATATGCTGTCAACATACGCGGCACACCAATTCAAGATAAACATAGAAAAAAACGCTTCTTTCAGCGGACTGCCAGAGGACTTAATTACATTCACGCTCCCAACGGATGCAAACCCGCAGTCAGGGATAGGGCAACTGAACCCAGAGCAGTTTTATCTGTTTGCAGGGGAATTCTCGGCAGAGGCAGGCGATGTAATTGACTTTCAATTCACGCAGGCAAATGCGGCATCAGGTGCAGTTGATTATTTCATCAGCCAGTTAAAAGTTTCATTCAACAACTCAAACAGCGCGCCAGGTTATTACACGCCTCCCGCAAACTATCCGCAGGCAAGTGCGTATTACGAGTATGGGAACACCCCATTGAACAACACAACGGTTACAACATCATTCACCACATTGCTTAACGACGGTGGGAATATACAGAACGGGATTTTCTTCCCGTATATGCCGTATTTGTTAAACGTGTCAACAAGCAAATTGGATTTGACCAAGCTCGAAGTTGGCGACTGCATAGAGGCATCGTTTGTATTGGACATTACAACAACTTTGGTTAACCAGACTGTTGACATTGACATTGTATTTGGTCAGGGCGGTGTTGGATCATTCCGTCGCCCCTTGATGCCTCAAATGTTTTTTGCTGCAATCGGGGTTCATTCGGTCAATATATCTGCCTTGATTCCAATAGTTGACGCTGTTACAAGAAACAATCCAATGGCTTTTGAGATCAAATCGTCCGCTTCGGCTACTGTATTCTCAAATGTGTGGAGTTTCTTGGTCACTAAAATGATACCGAAGTAATGGCAAAGACACTACGAATAGTAAAGAACGCAGGGCAGGAGGGCAATTGGTCGCACCTGCTTTTGCCAAACTTGGGCGAATATGAGATCAGCGCGTTCTACCTTGATATTGACAATGGTATGTTTCAGATCAAGGAGTTCAACGGGGGTTCGCGTGAAAAGCACGTTTGGAGCGACATTGAACTTTTGGACAATTCAATGGGTGCGGGTGTGGTTTACAACCCGTCGAGTATCCCTGATTTGGTTAATTGGCTTGTTGTGCATAAATACACGCCATACTTCTACGTATTCGGCAGTGGAGGTACAACAGTTATACAAGCAGGCACAGGCATAAGCGTAACGGGAACGGGAACAATTGCAGACCCGTTCATTATTACCAATACTGGAGGCTCTGGAGGCGGCTACACCTCTTTGCAGCAAATGTATGATGCTGACCCTGCAAATACGCAGTTAACGGATGGGGTTAATACGCTTATTGTTGATCCTGCGAATGTTTATGTAAGTTCGGATTTGGTTACAGGCGGAATAGAACCAGTTGTGGGTATTTCGGATGTTAGCGGTGCAGAGGCTCTAAACGAACTAACCCCAGTAGGCGGAGATGTTGTTGGTCAAAATAGGGTCAAAGACAGTGCGGGTCACTCTTTCATTTCTCGTGGCGACGGCAGCACCCGAATGAAATCCAACGATTTTGAAGTAGAGACCAGAGCAGACAGCCTTACCGAAGACAGGACGCACCAAAAGCCAAACGGTGATGGAACTTACGGCTTATCGGTAACAGTTGATGGTGTTGACTACCCATTTGGAACGGATGGTAAAACCGCAGATATTCCATCTGGCGGTGGGGGCGGTGTGTCAAACCCATTAACCGACAATTTAGACGGTGGTGGTTTTAGAATCAGCAACCTTGACCGATTAACAACAGCTAATCTTTACATTGGTGCAGATCAGCAAACAGGGGTTAATAGCGGAGATGATGCGCCAAATAGCACGTCGGATTCTTATGCGGATAGTAAAATCGCTTCTGCAATTACAAACGGAGATACCACCCACGCGCCAAACGGTGACGTTGTTTTTGATGCATTGGCGACAAAGCAAAATACGCTTACAAATTCAGCGGGATTGGCTGCGGCATTGAGTGACGAAACGGGAACGGGATTGGCTGTTTTCAACAATTCGCCAACACTAATAACCCCAAACCTCGGTACGCCAAGCGCAGTAGTATTGACCAATGGAACAGGCTTGCCGCAATCAGGAGTTACAAACCTAACAACGGATTTGGCACTCAAGCAAGCCATATCCGATATGGTCAACTACGAGCGCACAATAAACAAATCAACGTCACCGTCAACTGTTGTTACGTCAACGATAACCGAAACGATAACGCTCTCGGTACTCATCCCTGCAGGCACTTATGCGGTTAATGATTTTATGAATATTTCTGCACCTTTGACCAAGACAGGTATAGCGGGAACGTGCTTGGCGAAAATGTATGTAAACACAATAAATAGTCTTGTTGCGGCAAGTCAAATTGGACAGATTAACTTAACAGGTTCGAACATTTCTGCGGGTTTTGCTAGGTCGTGCGCGTTCCAAAGTGGCAATATATTGGACGTTTACCCACCAACGCAAAACGCAGCTTTTGACGAAGCAGGGGCAAGCGCACTCGCTCGTGTACCCGTGTCATTGAATCCTGCAAACGATTTTTATGTAATTGTAACGCTAACCAATACATCCGCAGCGGACAGTTCAAAAACAGCTAACCATAAAATAACTAAACTATGATGAGAAAACTACTTTACTTTTTATTTATTGCAACATCGGCAGCACAGGGGCAGGAATTGTTTTCGCCTGGTGACGGTTCGATTTGGATGAAAGCAGGATCAGGGCTTTCAATGTCAAAAACCGATGTCGGAGGCGGCTCGTATGAATACACAATAACAAACAGCAGCCCGAACCAAAACCAAACCTTATCCAATGTGGGTAATACCTACACTTTGTCGGGCGGTGGTGGTTCATTTACTTTGCCCAATGGATCAACTTTCCTGACAAACACAACCGTATCACAAACCGCAGTCATTGCCTTATTGGGTGGTGTTCGCAAGGTTACAATTACGGGTGTAACAGGGGTGCTTGCAGGGGATCGCGTATTGCTTACGCCAACAGGAACGACACCCGCAGGATATGCGCTTGCCGATGTGATCGCAACAGCCAACAATACATTGGAAGTGAATTTTACCGCCCCTGCATTGGATTTGGGGCAGTCATTCAGTATTCCGTGTAAGGTTACGGTTTTCAGATAATACCACATTAAATTAACCGCCCGTAATTTGTCGCCAGCAAAGTAAGGGTATAAAACTTATTGTGAGTATGAGGAAAGCAAAGCGTTATTTGGTATTTGCGTCATTATTGGCAATTTTAGGAATTGTTACGTGCGCTGGGGGTGCTTGGATGTATTCAAATCCAAAGCCGATAAACCCAGTTTCAGCACCAGAACTTAAGGTTCACGACAGATTAAATGACATTACATTTAAGAAACGATGGAATGACGGTGAAATATTTATCCAACACCCTGATGGCACTTGGCAAAGGGGTACATTTATAAACTATAAAAAGAAACAAGATGATTAATAGATATCTAGTTACAGGATTTCCAAATCAAGTGGTTTTGCAATGGCAGAATGACTATGCGTTAATGAGCAAAGGAGATTTCAAGGCGATTGAAAACGCGGCAATTGCAGACGAGGCAACTTGGGGCGCAGGAAACGTCTTTACCGAAAGTTTGGATTTGGTGGCGATTGGCCCTCGTGGAACCAAGCCACACGGAAATACGCCTTTATAAAACTGATTTCAAACAACAACCTTATAATCCTGCTGACAATTTACGCGGCAGGATTATTTGTCATTGAGGCACTGGGTAGGTTATGGTACATCAAATCCTCGTCGTTGGTGGACGAGCTTTTTTATTTTGCGGTTGTTTGTGTGTTGGCAATAAGGAACGCCTATGAATCGACAGTTTGGGATAGAAAGATTTACAAGGTTATGCTTGGGGCTAATTTTGCCCTATCCGTTATCGGGATATACGATGCACTATGTGTTTGGGGCATCAAGAGCAGTTATTTGTTTATTGGCTATACGAATCAGGAGTTTGGCGAAGTGGAGCAACAGATAAGCCAATACACGGGCTATATGTGCTGCAACTTCATTGTATGGATGATTGTCCTTACCCCTTTTTTCGCCTTGGCATTGGTGAAGGGAACGGATTATTTGCGTAGGACAAGTTAATTTATTACATTTGCATACCGAACCACCAAAAGGGATGCATACCTTGTTCGGACGCCACGCTTGTTGATTATATCGGCAATGCCCAAAAGACCCTAGCTCAATAGCTGTAATGGGTCTTTTTTTATACAATAAACCACCCCAATTCAACGTTATCCACAGTTAAGTTGAGTTAATTCCCGCCACCAAGTCACCTACTGCTTGGTGGCGGTTTAATTTATAAAAAAAACGCCCATTTCGAACTAATGGGCGTTTTAAATTGAGGGGAATCGTATTAACACAAGCAAATATAATGATTTTTATTAAACCTATTGTAACTAATTAATTTATATTGGTTCTTAATAGGAAATTGCGTAGGTTTGTCATTCGCTACAACACTAACAATTTAAAGCCTCTCTTCTTGTAGCGAGTTGATGGGCTTATTTTTTATTATGAGCAAAGTAAAAGATTATTTTGGAGAAAAATTTTTGAGCGAATCAGAAAACATTAAACTCGATTTCATTCACGCAGAAATGGAAAACAACTACGAAAAGGGTGCAATGACTTTGAATTGGCAATTGACAATCAATGTTGGACAAAACGATGAAAGCGGACACGTCGATGCGTTGATTGTAAATTTTTCACACGCACAGTACCCAACACTTTTAGTTGAAGATGACAAAGAGCAAACGCCTGAATTTTCAATCATTCAATTGCCTAACGGTTGGGATAAGCAAACAGTTGTTGATCTCGTCGCAAAATATCGCAAAGAAATCGAACTAGCGATTGATGAATTTGAACTGGAAGATATTTAGAATAATTCTAAACAAAATATATTGTATATTTGTTTTGCAAGACAGATTGTACGTCAATCTACGGGTCATACCCAAAAGCCGTTCTTACGAGCGGCTTTTTTCTTTACAATTTTTACCCCCGTTTCGCGTTATTTAATATCTTTGGCTTACTAATCAAACATTTACACTATGACACTTAGCGATTCCGTAAAGCCTATATTGGCATTTACAATAGTAGTGCTTGCTTTTGCATACTTTTTTTTAACCACTTTTACAGGCGTTAAGCCAAACGATCAGATATTAATTGCTATTGTGGGAGTTATGGGATTAGCTACCGGATACTATTTTGGTAATAGTTCGGGAAGCGCCAAAAAGGATGAAATTATACAAGCACAAGTTGATAATAAAAAATAATAACTTAAAACAGTAGAATATGAGAGATTTATTAGTTTGGGTTGTCATTGGCAATCCACAAGACCTAACAACCATTTAACCAATTAAAATCAAAACATAATGAAAAACAACAAAACAACAATCGGAACAATCTTTACGGTTATCTCATTGATCCCACAGGCGATCCAATCGCTTAGCCTTGCAACAGTTCCGCAATGGTTGGTAACTACGGGTTTGGTGTGTGCCGCACTTTCTTTCATTTACGTTGGTGTGTCTGCACAGGACGCGCCTGAAACACCTGCGAAGTAATGCGTAACCTTATACAAATTACCCGACCAAAGCCCTCAAACGAGGCTGAAAAAAGAGCAGAGAAAGCCGTCATCGACACATTGGAAGCGGCAGGTTGGAATGTACGCATTGAGAACCAAAGCGGTACATTGAAGTATGAAACGCCAAAAGCGAAAGAGGATGCAGAAACTAAGCAGTAAAGGTGAAAAAATGCTACAAGACTTGAAAGATTATTTCAAAAATACTCCTCGTGAGATTGTTTTGAGGCAGTGGGAAGAAACACGCGAAAGATGCAAAAATATAAAATCACCAACCGTTGATGATTTTTTTGAATCATTATCTTTAAATTTTGATTGCACCGCCACAATAGTAAACCCAAATGGAACGGAAACGTCAGCATAGCATAGCGCGAGAAAGCGTATTGAACGAAGCGGGAGGTATCGTACTTTGCCTGTTCCTGTCCTTTATGTTTGTTTCGCTTGGCCTTATGTATGATTTGGCAAAGGAATACACATACGCCCTTAGAAAGCCTTACGAAACGGTAATGTTTGGGATTGGCATTATATGCTTTATCGGAGCTATTATGTTTTGGTTTCGTATGCATCGGAAGTTGAATCCGTAGTTTATAACCATTCTTAATAAATAATGTTGTAGGTTTGTATTGTTCGGTCAGGAACATAACAAAATTTAGTTGAGTTGATATTCAACCTTTGAGAACAACCCTGACACCTGACCGTGTTGGGGTTTTCTCTTTTAAAATTATTTATTATGGGATGTGATATACACATGTTTACAGAAACAAAAAAATCAATCAACAGTATTGAAAAATGGGTTAATGTGGATGATTTTAGACCAAATCCTATAACACCAAACCGCCATATTCCCCTTACTTTGCAATTTATTGGTTGTGGGTGCGTTACTAAGACAGAATTTGTTTAGATTTGTCAAACGTTACCCCAAACACACCGCATGGAGCATATTGAAGAAACCGAATCTAAATTATTTTTAGGGTTTATAAAAATGAGTGATCGGAATCGGATAATCGGTTATACGGTTGCCATTATGCTTTTTTCGGGTTATCTTTTAAATGAAGCGAGAAAAACGGTTATTGAAACTAAAGATCAATCTTACAGAGATTTAAAAACCCTTTACGACGAACGAGGCGTTGAGAATAAAGAGTTGAAGCAGGAAAATAAAAGTTTGATGATTGAAAATACAGCACTTAGACAGCCAGAGAATAAGTTGCTTGATTCCATTATAAAAATGAATATTGAACTGAAAGCTGAACTTAAAACGCAAAAAAAATGAGCAAAACTACTTTGATATTGCTAGCGTCCGTAATTATGCTTCTTTGCATAAGTGCCGAGCCGAAGCAAACGCCACTTATCAAAGGCTACACTTACCAAAATATTGATGATATGGATGTGGCCAGAAAAGAATACAATCGCGCAAAACAAACCAATGAACGCAAAAAAGAGCAGGCAGCATCTACGGCAGCCGAAAGAAACTTTGCATTGGTTAAAAACGATTGATTATGACCCCACTAGACGAAGACGAAACCGAATTTTACGAATAGGATATGGAAAAGAGATTTTTAAGATCGTTGGAAAGCGCAAAGGCTTATGTGGATTCAAAAACGCCCGAAGAACTCGATGCGGTAATGAGCGACTTTGATGACATTGATGTTTATTATTATTTTGACTATCCAGACTTATGAAACTAGACAAAGCAGGAGCAGAACTTATTATGCAATTTGAGGGATTGCGTTTAAAGCCATATTTGGATAGCGTAAATGTGCCTACAATCGGGTATGGAACTACTTACTATCCGGACGGTCGAAAAGCAACAATGCAGGATGCGACAATTTCGAAAGAACGCGCATTCGAACTGTTAACCGTTACCGCGAATAAATTTGCCTCAGGCGTTGCGAAACTTATTGCGCGGCCAGTCAATCAAAACCAATTTAATGCCCTTGTTTCGATTTCCTACAATATCGGCTTGGGCAACTTCAAAAAATCCACATTATTACGCAAGGTCAATTTCAATCCCAACGATCCGGCAATTGCTTTGGAATTTGCCAAGTGGAATAAGGCAGGCGGCAAGGTTATTAAAGGCTTGACCAATAGACGCAAAATTGAAGCGGATTTGTATTTTGACGCATCGTAATTTAGAATCATTCCAAAAGAACTATTCACTATTTTTGAATTGTAATTAACCGCCCTCAATTACGTTGGGGGCTTTTTTGATATTATATGGAAGCAAGAGAATTAAGAATAGGGAATTTGGTTTTTGGAATGGGATTGGTAAAACCTATATGCAAAGTGTCAAGACTTAACGATACGGGTAAATGCAGGCAGATAATAGCCATTTCAGATGATGGAGAAAGATTTGACTCCGACGAAGTTGACCCAATTCCAATAACGGAGGAATTGCTGTTGCGTTTTGGATTCTATAAACCAGAGGGAAACAAACATCTTTATTCACACGAAACTTTGGACGTTGAAGTTCAGGTTCAAGGCAAAAGAGTGGCTGTATGTATTGTTGACTACGAAAACCCTGCAACAACCCATTACATAATGCATACTGACAAAGTTCACACTTTTCAGAACGCTATTTTCGCCCTAACCGCCTCCGAACTCCAACTTAAAAAATAACCCCGAAGGATATGACAGCGAAAGAATGGTTCTACAGCCTTGATTGGGGCGAACGAAATAGGCTATCATTAAAGCATAGAAACACTTATGCTTACGGTGTTTTTTCAGATCAGACCTTTGAAGAAATAATGAGTAAAGAAGTAAAAACCGAAATTGAAAAGATATGAAAGAGATTAGGTTTTCACCATTGCGTAGAATTAAAAAGACTGGAAAAATGACTGTTGCGTCTTATATGCAATGGCGAAAAGTAAAGGTTGCCGATTATTCGGAGTTCATTTTATCGTTGGGCGACTTTTCACAACTTGACCCTAACGAACGCGTCCATAATCACAAAGGCGAATTGTTATTTTGGTATAATCACGAAAGTCCTGATTCGTTGAGAATGCTTACAATTTTCGACATTAAAGAAAGTATGGATGAAAACGGTTTCGATTCATCGGTTGTTGATGGAGAGGAATATAAACTTCGGTCAATGGAAGACAGATTACATTGGAGTGTCAATGGGTTTGATTGCGATGCTGTTCCCGTATTCAGTCATTATACGCAAGATTACATTTCAACGCATTTTTGCAATAGCGTAAAAGAATTTGAAATCTTGACCGTTGAAACTGTTTTAAAATGGTATTGGTGGTTTATATTTAATTTAAGAAACACAACCCTTAACTATAAATAAAATTAAAAATTATGGAAACATTATCACCCGATGCGCAGATAGTTGCTCTAGTCGGAATATTCATTTGTTTAGGAGTATTCATTTGGCAACTTTTTAAAACAATCCGAGAGCAATGAATAACGACTACGAACCCACACCAAACCATTAACTATGGAACAATCCCAACCAATAAGCAAAAGAATCTTCTGGTTCTTAATGATTGCGCTAGGCTTATCGCTTACATTGAACTACTGCCAATGGAAGCACGGCCAAGAAACCGCATTTGCCGATGCTGGCAAAGCAGAACGAACCGAAGCGGCTGTACTCGAAACAAGGATTGACAGCGCAAATACAGCAGCAGACACCAAATCAACCGCAAACATAAAGGCGGCAATCCAAACCAAAAAAACCAACAACGATGAAAAATACATTCCTGCTCCTGCTCGTGACTTTAAGTCCGCTGCTATCGCAATCACAGAAAGTGACATTTCCGAATGATACAACGGCTTGCTACGGGCAAAAAACTGTTTTGGCTATCAATCGTGACCTGGACGCGGGAAAGTGGTTTAAAGACGCTTATTCTCGCAAAAAAGACACGGTTAATGTACTTGCCGACAAAATCATTAAGATTGAAACGGAAAACATTGAATTGCGCGCTTGGGTTAATTCAATCAGTACCCAACGCGACGCACTCATCGAATCAGCCCACAACGCAGAAACAAAAGAAGCGGTTAAGGTTGACAGAAAGAAGTGGTATAACCGCAAATGGCCGTACTTGGTCTTGGGCGGTGCTGTTGGTGGGTATTGTGGATTTCAATTGGCGAGGTGATGAGAAAATTATACAGCATACACCCGAAAAAGTTCTGGTTATCAATAAAACCCGCTAAAGATTGTTTCTTTGCTAGGCGAAATGGACGTATTGGAAAGTTAATTTTTGGCTATTCTGTTTGCCTTAGAATGTTTAATATCGACATACTATAATGACCACAATAAAAATACACGCCCCGCAAAAGGCAACCGTCAACGATAAGACCTGCGACAACCTGACCGACGAAGAACGGGCAGCAGTCTGGCAGTTCATTGACGACTGGCTGCGAATGTTTCCCAAACCAACCGCTTTGTAATTGAAGCGGTTTTTTTTATTGCCCAGTCGCTATTTAGAACTTATATAAATAACATAGATTATTGTAAATTAATTTAGATTATTCTAGGTTAATCAAAATGTATGTGTATCTTTGTATGGTAATCAAATAACAAATAGGAATTATGAAAAACAGAGACGGTTTAGAAAATAGTAATCATTGGGCTACACCTCCAGAAGTTTACGATCCATTAAATGAGGAATTTAATTTTGATTTCGACCCTTGTCCGTTGAATGGGGAACTTAAATTCGATGGTTTGTCAATTGAATGGGGAATGTCTAATTTTTGTAACCCGCCTTATGATCGCGTTAATAAACCTTTATTTATCAAAAAAGGATTCGAGGAATGGAAAAAAGGCAAAACAGTAGTATTCCTTATTCCTACAGCAACGGGTACTAAACAATTTCACGAACTCATGTTACCACACGCTGAAATAAGATTCGTTAAAGGTAGAATTTCGTTTCACGGATACAATACTAAAGGCAAATTTTCTACAAAGAACAAAGGAAAACACGATAGTATGATTGTAATCTTTAGAGGTAAATAATAATCAAATCAGGGGTGCGGCTGTACACGCGCTTTTAATCATGCCAGCAAAAAAGAAAGCACCCGGGGAAAAAAAAGGCACAGTTGCCGCCCTAATCCAACAAAAGAAAATAGACGCGTTGACTTATGCCAAATGTCGGGAAATTGCAGAAGTTGCGATTGACAAGGCGTATGATGCAGCAGTTGCCGCCCACAAAACGCATTACTCACCACTAAAGAATTGAAATGATGGAAAAGAAATATTCAAAAGAACAGTTTGAAGGATATACTCACAGATTTATTGTGCGGCTTTCTGTAGATAATGATTGGCGAAATGATGTCAATTTGCACATTTACTCAAACTCAGATAGCCTTCAAGAACTAGAAGATTTTATCAACGAAAAAAAATCTGATAAAGTTATTGCGTTTAGGATTGAGCATAGAGCATCAAAAGAACAAGATGAATTGGCCACTAAACTTATCGATGAAACTTTAAACGGATTTTAACCCAACCCAAACGAAATGAAAACGACGAAAAAATTTAAAATAGGCGATCAGGTAAAAGTTTCAAAACCTTACTCGAATGCGTCTGAATTTAGCCTTAAAGTCGAAGGTTCGGCTATAAATGGCATTTACGGACAAGAAAACTGGGCTGATAAAGTATTTTTTGTAATGGGCAAATACAAACTGTGTAAGTTCGACCACAATCCAAATATTTTTGGCGCATATCCAGTTGGTGACGGTGAAAAAATCTTAGGTTATGTCTATAACGATGCGTTGGATACTTGGCACCACCACTTAGCGGATTTCGAAAAAATGCGGTCGGCTTTGGAACAAATCGAACAATGGAAAACACCAGAAACGGGTAAGTTTTGGGATGCAGAAAAAACCCAGCCGACAAGTTATGAAGTAGAATATGGGTCAAATGGTGTTCGGGATTACTTTAGGAGTTTAGCCAAAAACGCTTTAACGCCTTCGGGTGAAAAATAATTGATATGAGCACAAAACGAAAAAAGAAAAAAAGAAAGCCATCCGTTAAAATTAATAAAACCATCAATAAACTTGGGTGGGGTCAAGTTTCAAAAAACTACTCAACTATTAGGAATATTGAAAGAATAAACGATGAGTTGAGGGATTCACACCAACAATAACCCTCTCGAAAATAACTTAAATTTATAATTATGAAATCAGGAATGTACGGCGAAATGCCAATTATCAACTTAGGAAAATACTCAATTTCAGACATGAGTGATTCGCCAGAGAACGAAACTGTTTGGATATCTGACAATGAAACAAGCGAAGGCGGTGAGTTTCAAAAAAGCAAGGTAGACGAAGTTATCGGGAAGTTATTCAACAAGGAATTTTAACCCTCCCGACAAGGGAATAAATAACACTGGAATGGAAACATCGAAAAAAGATTTTTACGTTGGCGAAGTTAAAGCAATTTACAAACGAAAATCAAAAATTGTATCCCCGTATATAAAAAGCAACCTTGAAGCAGAGATATACATTCGTTCTTTTTTCCCAAAAGACACAATAGAGCACAGGGAAATATTAGGCGCTATTTTTTTAAATAACGGAAATATGGCGATTGGACATACGTTTTTAAGTGAGGGAGGAATCACTGGCACCGTGGTTGATATTCGGCTTTTATTTCAAAAAGCGCTTCTATGTAACGCAGTCGGTTTTATATTGTTCCATAACCACCCCAGTGGATCAACGAAACCATCAAGTGCAGATGTTCTTATTGCTAAAAAACTTAAGAAAGCTGGCGAAATAATGGACATTAGAATGCTTGACAGTTTGATTATAACTACCCAAAAATGTGTGTCTGTAATTAATGACTAACCAATCGAACCCATCAAATAAATAACACTGGAATTATGACGAAAGCAGAGAATTTTTTGTATATTTACTTTGCTAATCCGTTCATACAAAATCAAAAATCCGCTTGACCCACATTGCCTTCTGTCATTCCTTGACAAACGGATTAGCCTTTGTTGCTAAGAGCGGTTTTTATTTATGGAAAAGATTTGTGGGATTTATAAGATAACTAGCCCAAGCGGAAGGATTTATATAGGTAAAAGCATTGATATCTTGCGTAGATTTTCAAGTTATAGATCCCTAAATTGTAAGTCACAAAGAAAACTATATGCAAGTTTGTGTAAGTATACACCAGAGAGGCATGTTTTTGAAGTAATAGAACTTTGCTCAGTGGATATAATTATAGAGAGGGAAAGGCATTGGCAGGAACATTTTGACGTATTAAACATTGGATTAAACTGTTTGCTTTCAAAAACAAGCAACACTCAAATGGTTTTGTCCCAAGAAACCAAAAATAAAATATCCAAATCTTTAAAAGGCAAAAGATTAGGTATAAAAATGTCTCCTGAAAATGTTGAAAAAATAAGACAGCGGATGATTGGTAGAAAACCCAGCGATATTACTCGAAAAAAAATGAGTGACGCAAGAATTGGAAAGCCGCTTTCTGATTTAACAAAAAGGAATATGAGTACCAGGTTTAAAGGCAGAAAATATCCAAATTGGGTAAAAGAAAAACGATCTAAAAAACTAAAAGGAAAATCTATTGAATATTTTAAAGTTAAGATATTGCTTAATAACCAAATATTATTTGGCAGTATAACCGAGGCATCAATAGCCACAAATACTTCAAGAAGTACAATATCAAATAATTTAACAGGACGATCTAAGTCCACAAAAATAGGAATATGGACGTATCAAAACAAAATGTAATTAAAGAAGCCTATGGAGACGAGTACGACTGGAACGAGGACGGATGGCTAATTTATGGAGTTGACGAAGCTTCAGAGTTTGGCTATGAGCCATTTGGTGAATATGAAACCCGAAATCATATAGACGGGGTTTACGAGTGGCGCCCAAAATCATTATCAGGCATCGAGAACAACAACGGCTGGATCAAGATCGAAAGCGAATCGGATTTGCCGAAAGAGCAAAACGTCGATTGCTACTTTATTTTCAAAGGCAAAATCGAAGCGGGTATTTATTTAAGGCAACACTTTGAAAGACCGAAACAAAATGAGGTGGTTTTTTACAAACTCGTCTCTCATTATCAAGTTATTCAGTACCCACAATCGCCAATTTACTAACCCCTGCTTCAATCGGGGAATAACACTTAAACGGAAATGGCAAATTTAAACGGTCGGAAATTCAGAAAAATACCAATCCTTATCACACACTTTAATGATGAAGGAGCCAAAGGATATAGGGCAGAATTAGCCGATAATTATGAAGATTTCAAAACGGCTTTATATGAAGATTTGAATTTCGAAGATGTCGGATTTCATTTTCATTTACCAAGCGAGTTCGAAACTCACGAAAAGGACGATTTAGTTTTCACACGTAGAAAATATGCGGTATCTGCCGCCAAATACGTGAATGATAAGTTCCTAAATAACAAAGCCAAAATATGGTTTTAACACTCACTTAATAAACAACTTAAAATATAGATTATGGAAAACACATATAGAAAAATTGAATTTGGATTTGGCAACATCGATTCAGCAGTTAAAGAATTAAAAAGCCATAAAGAATTAGTTTGCGGGTCATTTAATGGCCAAATGTTATATTCTGACAAAGACGACTTGGATTCTACTTACAAAAAGATTACAGGCAAAACAAAATCAGAATTTGATGCTGAAAGAAAAAAGGAGAATGACGAGTATCTAGAACAAAAAAGAAAGCACAAAGAAGCAATTCCCCAACTTACCAAAGAATGGATTGAAAAAGGGAATGTTATTTTAGAAGAAAAGTATCGTGAGTTGTGGGCGAAATGCGTGCCGATCAGGCTTGGAGATTTGTATCAAGGGATGGAGTTAGGAAATTGCCTTGAAATAGTTGAGCAGTTGAATAAAGGAGAATCACTTGAAAACGTAAAGCCGCTTATTGAAAATCAAGGTCACTCAGGAATATCGTTTGGACTGGTTTGTTCAATGGTCAAATCGTTTTGCGACCGAGGCGAGGAATTTGTGATATTTGTTCGTTAGCCACTTCGTTAACCCGCCCTATTCAATCTAGGGAAAACAATAATTTAAAAATGAAGCCAAAGGAACGAAAATATTTAAGGTCAATTTATCACCATTTCGACGATTTGCATATAAGGTACACAAATACTCCTGACGTAGTAGAATTGCGTTTAGAATGGCGAAAATATAAACTTTTCACTAAGTTGATTTATCTGGTTTTGACAATGGACGACGATCAAAGTAAAGACGAACTGGATAGACTTTTTGTTGAACACAATATAAAAACTTTAGAATAATCACCATGAACCCACTCATACCAAAACAAGAAGCGGAGAAAGCGGCTAAGGAATTTACCGACAATAACGGAGTGTTTGAAGACAACCGTAAAGCCGTCATATTTGGAATCGAATACGCCAACGCAAAATACACCCAGGTAACTCCCGTTTTAGAAAAACAAGTTAATTTATTGGGGGAGATTGGTGCTTCATTATACGCTTTCAACACAATCAATTTGGACAAATCTGTTGAATTA